GCCTTCCCTAAAGCATCTATCGCAGGGATAAGAGGTTGGACAGCCGCTTCTATCTCTTGAATAATTATAGTAATAACAGCTCCTAATATCGTCTCCACCTTCGCTATAAAATCAAAAGCAATCCGCAAAGGGAGCATAACGAACTTCATGAGGCCAACAAATAGCTTATGAATAGCTGATCCTCCGCCTTCCAATGAACTAAATATCATGCCAATCGGCTTAAATATAGACCAAATGGCATCCTTCATTTGAATGAAAGCAGTTTTTACTCCGCCAATATTTTGTTTCCAAGCCACAGAGAACATTTTTGCAAAGAATATTATCGGAGCAAGCATAGGAGACATAGCATATATTAATAATCCGTAAAATGCCTGTGCTGCGCCTTTGGCGTTCCAGAAAGCTTTCGCCAACTTATAAAATACAACAGCGGCGATAACGATAATGCCTATTAAAAGAAGTATCGGGTGGGCGGCCATAACAGCAAAAAGACCTTTTATAGACCCCATTAAAATCCCTGATGCCCCGGCGGCGCCTCGCATCGCCAAACTCGACCCCACCATTGCCCTGGCAGATGCTATATTTGCCTTAATACCTCTCCAGGTTAACATCGTGCCTATTCTTCTAATAATATTTTGTGCAAGCAAAACCGCATTATTTCCTATTGTAGATATCCTTTCCGCCCACGCTGCGGAAACAGCAGCATAAGTCACTGACGTTCTTCTTGATATCCCTATTCCTAATATTTTCTCTAATATAATTCTTACCTTCATCTTCATATTCGTTATATCAGTTACAGTTAAATGTAATTGTTCTGCTATAGCCAATCCAAGGATTTGAGTTCTTCTTAATCCATCCATGCCGAATATTAATTTGGACATAATCAGGTAGGCGTATTTTGCTTTTGTAATTAAAGCATATCTTATTTGAAGCGCCCAAAGAGCAGAAGTTAATAAAAGAATTCCTCCCGCCATCATGCTCAGGAACCCAACTATTGCAACTAACCGAACTATTAAAGAAGTTGTTCTTGGAAATAATTGTGTCAAGGCTATTACTGTATTTAATAACTTATAGAAGAAACTAACAGCCATTTTCAAAGGGGATAAAAGAGGAGACCCTAACTGTGTCGCCAAAGTCTGAACGGATCCCCAAACTAAAACGAGCCGGCCTTTTAATGGCTCCAAAACTTTCTTTCTAAATACTTCAGCCGTGCCAGCAGAATGTTTTAATTGGCTTTCTAATTCTGAAAATCTTTCTGCCCCCATTGCAACTACGGCATTATATGAGTTCATACCACGAGCGCCGAATATTGTCATAAGCGCTAACATTCTTTCTTTTTCTGTGGCCTTTGTTAACCTATGTTCTAAGTTAAATATTATAGTAGCAAGATCATTAAAATTTCCTTGTGCATCCCAAATATTAACATTTAAACTTTCCATCACCTTTACCGATCTCGGTTGAATCATTTGTCTTAAAGCAGACCGCAAAGTAGTAGCAGCAACGGAAGCCTCTGCCCCTGTATTCCTTAGTGCTCCCAATATAGATACAGTATGTTCAAATTCTTGGCCAGCAGCCCGGGCATTGCCCGCAACTCTTGCCAGCATTACCTGAAGATCTCTTGCCTGAATATTTGTTAATTGAGTAGATCTCAATAATATATCTACAACCTTAGCAGAATCTTTGGCAGCAAACCCAAATCCTCTAACAGCGGCAGCGGCGCCCATTGCCGCCTCGCCAACGCCTAACTGCCCTAAAGAGCCTGTTGCTAAATCCAAAACAGGAAGTAGAGTTTTAATAGATTCCTCAGCATTAAAACCAGCAGTAGCCAAATCCTTTAATCCCTCTGTTGCCTGACGAGGCGACCACTGTGTTTTAATTCCCGCCTCTATTGCCGAAGAAGTTAAATCCTGGAACTGCCGAGTAGTAGGTGCCAAAACAGCACCAACTCTTGCCATTCCTTCTTCGAAATCCGCAGCACTTTTAGTCACCAAACCAAAAGCAACGGCCGCCCCAGCGCCTCCTATAAATAATCCCATACCTGCTTTAGTAATAGTTCCAAGCCGCATTTGCGCAACTGCCGCCCTATCAGTTGCGACTTCCAAGGTTTTTAATGAGGCACTGGCGGCGGCAGCAGGACCGGATAGCCGGTTCGCCATAGTTAAAACAACACCCAAACCAAGAGCTGCCCCTATCCCGATCATTATTTCCCCTTTTTCATTTCATCATTAATTTTCTGATTCCAATCATTGGCAAAATTAATCCAATATTCACGCTCCTCGTCAGTCATATCCCATAATTCACGATAAGACCACCCCTTGTAAATCATTCCTAATGACCCTATTTCCCTCCACGTTTCGAGGAGCGCCTCCGGCCGACAGAGGGAAGTAAAAAATCCGAAGGATCAACAGCGTAATCAAAACCCCTATTACACTCTGAACATTTAGCCCGAAGTTGCACCTTTGGTCCAGGCTGATTGGCGATGAAAGCCTCTGTTATTTCATCTACCAAATCGACATCCTGGAACTCGTAGAAATCGGGTTCGATAGGCTGCCCGTCGAAGTCCTTTGTGCAATATCCTAATATTAAATTAGAGGATTCGTTAATATTCCGAATCTGTTCCATCGTCAGGGCTTCTTCCGTGAACCCTCTCGAAAGGCGCAGACGAATTAAATGGCCGTGACTGTTTACTTCCAGAAAGAAGTCCTCCTCCGACTTTTTATATTCCGTATCTTCCAATTTAACGTTCCCTATTTCATCGGGAGAGGTTTCTATCTGAATTTCCCCTCCGCACCACGGACATTCCGTTCTCTGAATAATAGGTTTATCGCCTTTTGTTGCCTTCCTTATAGATAGGACAACTGCCGCTCTATCCGCTGAGAACATAGCTCTCGCCTGAAGTCTCTTTTCAGACGGGGCCATCTTTTCCATATGCGGATATTCAGCCATTTCCGCAAGAGCGGTTGTAATTAACCTTCCAGGATGGTTGAGGATAGCCGGTTTACCGAGGTTTTTTCTTACTGTTCCAGAAAGGCGCCCATGTCTTATGGTTTTATAGAACTGATTATCGTATCCAAAGGATCCGACAGGCAATTCTATTTCAACCTTGGAATCGCTTATATCCGGAACAGCGATATTGCCGGAACTCAAATCCGCTTCCTCTACGTCCATTTTATTCTCCTCTAACAACAGAACTTCCAAACTTGGTCGGTTAGTTTCCTGTTAGATGGGGCGCAAATCCATCGGATCGGGCAAGCCGCCCTCGTTCTGGATTGTCGCGCTTTCTGTCCAGACCTCGGAGGATCCTGCGTCGAGAGAGCCGTTCGTCAACTTACTGGGCCAGGTTTCGAAATAGGTCCAGCCCTTTAGCCGGCTCTGGAAATCGTCCATGGCCTGAATCTTCAGAATTCTCCGGAACAGGGACGAGGGATACTGCCCTTTTTTCTGCACGAGTTCGACTTCTGCCCGCCATATCTGAAGATCGTTGGAACGGCTTTTCCCTCTGGATATAACCAATTCTGCCGTCTTCGATGTGCCGGGAAGTTTCCTCGCGACCCGGTCCGTTCCCTCCCTGTATTCGATCACCTCGTTTTCGTCTTCGATTCCCTCGACTGACTTGAAACCTGCTCTCCAAGAGCGATTTCCTACAGCCAGGACCCGGAATCGAAACCCTACATAGGGGTCAATTCTCTGCCCAGCCTTTTGACCTGTGCCCGGCAGCGTTGCAACATGGGGCATTTTATTCCTCCTTTAAAACGGCTCGATTGTTTATTACTCCTCGATGGACTTGTTTCCTCTGTTGTTCGTCACGATGAAAATGACCTTTTCTGCCGTGCCTACCACGTTAAATCCGAACTTGCATTTGAAAAGTCCGGCTTCTCTCTGAACTGCGGGATTTATTCCATCTCCCGCATAAACGTAGTAGGCTTGTTCTGAATTATCCTCTGGCACGAAGACCCCACCTTTCCATAATTCGTAAAGGAAAGCGTCGATCATGGAAACGACATCGTCGCTGAGGTCTTCATTGTTAGTTTCGAACGCTATCCACAAAGATTCTGCAAGAACACTTTGTTCGATGAAAATGGTTGTCCGTACTACGTGGATGAACTGCTGTGGGCGGCTCTCTTTCAGGAGAGTTCTTTCGCCAAATATCCTTATTCCATATCCAGGAAAATCCCTGATTATATTTATTCCTCTTGGATTGAGCAGCAAGGAAGCATCGTCCCAATCCGTTGCCTGATCCTGAGTGACTAAACCTGCAATTCCTTTGATCCTTTCGTTCGCGGGTGCCTTGTGCGTTCCTCTATCCGCTGCAACCCTGCTCCAGACGCCCATAACCCAACCTTCCGGCGAAACCTCGGCGAGCAGCGTGTAGTCGGATTCGGGATCGTAGATTAACAACCACGGGAAATACATCGCCGCCCTCATAGAAGAAATGTTCATCGTGTAATCCCTGTGATCTATCGCTTCCTCTACGGTATCCACCGACTGAGGCACGGCACAGACATACATAGCGTTCAAATAAAGATCACAGAAATTAATTCCGTTCTCTACAACCAAGCTTCCCGTTTCTCCTGGCGTTGCGATCATGGAAATTTCTTTGATTCCTTTAAACCTATAGATCCCGCTTTCTGATCCGGGCGTTTCGATGCCCATATAGTCGGCGTCGGCTGGCGTTTCTCCATCCAGGCCGAAATCCAAAGCGGCCAAAGAAACGGGATAAGGTGTGTCGAGATAGGCGGGCGTGTTGCCAGGAGTTTCATCCAGGACTTCGAGGAATTCACTTTGATTTGCTTTCCCCGAAAGGCGGTAGTTCATATAGTTGAGTTTATTTGCTGACACCATGGACAGCTGAGGATGGTTCTCGAAATTCCCCAATTCATCCTCAACATACAAAGAGAATTCGAAAGATGTGGCCGGCGAGTTTGCCGCGATAGGGGCGGCCAACGCTACAGGTGCGAAATAGATCGTATTTCCCGAAATCGCAGTTACAAGAACTTCGACTTCGGTCGTACCATCCGTGAAATAAACCAGAGATCCAACCCTCGCCCCTATTGCATTATTGAGAGTTATTTGATTCGCCTCGTCCACGAGATCGGTCGTTATCGTGCTCGCCAAGGCGTGTACGCTGGCAGTCATGACTGTCGCTCCCGCAGCATAACCATTTAATGCCTTGGAAACGAATGTCAGTTTCTTGTTTGCGCTGTCGACCTGCCAGACAACGAAATAATCGGAATTCGTTCCGTCTGTCAAGATGACCAGGTCGCCCACTTCGAAATCCCTGACAGAAGTCAAGGTAATCTCTGTGTTTGCTCCGCCCGTAATTATTACCGTAGTTGTCGTCGTTGCCTTCAGCGTGGTGTACCGAAGAGAATTTCCCCAGGCGCCAGCATTGTGAGCGGAGGCTTTTATAGAAAACGCGCCCTGAAGAGAATCATATGCCAACGAATCAGAAGTAGAAGGCCCCGCTCCGCTTGCCAATGGCGTTGCAGCCACAGCAGAAACTAAGGCTGTTCCATCGGAGCCAACGCCCAAACCTGCAACAACTATTTTATAGGCATCGAGCGCAGCATTCACGGCGGCAATTACATCGTTCGCCGTGGAAATGATAGCCGGAACCGCACTTGTGGCAAGGCGGACATCAACGTCGTAGCCCGTCGCCGTTTTCGTTACTGTAACGAGGATTGAAAGCGGCCCGGAGCCTGGATCTGTCAGAGAAATCCGAATATTATTGCTATCCGCTCCTGGATGCTTTGCCGTCCAGAGAATAGCAAAATTCCCTGTTCCTGTAGCAAGGCTTGCAAGGACCTCCGGTTTTAAGACTCTGGAAATCCACAGAGCCCTTCCCTCGTTCACGAAAAAGCCCCGAACATGTTTTGGGCCAACGAAGCCCCCGTAATATCCGCCACATTTCCTTTCGAATTCCTCCCACGAGGTAACGTAGAGAGCCTTGGCGTCGCCTTTCTTTGTCCGGACGATCATTCCGCCCACGGATACAGGCACTCCCTCGATTGTCGGAGGATTCTGAAACTGTTCTTCAAGATTCAGACCGACATGATACTCGGGCATTTTATTCCCTTTCAGCTACTTCCTTTAATTCAAGAAAAAAGGGCAAGCGTCTTTCGAGCCCAACAGAAATAATAAACCTGCTGGCTTTATCGTTAGTCCGACAGGTTTTTCTTTTTCTTTGTTGTTTTTGTTCTTGTTATTTCCAGAGGCACATCTTCGGAGTGCGTCCAGGTTTGCTTTATTTCAAGAACAACCTTTGGCGCATCCCGGAACGGCACAAGCCTTCTTTTCTTCAATGCCTTGGCGAAATGAGCATCGGAAACTTCTCCTTCAGTCAGTTCTCTTGAAATTTCGCCAGAACTGAAATGAAGCGTATGGCCATCCAAAAAGGCCAGTGTTAAATCCCCCGGCGTGTTATTCCGGACTTTCATCTTCTTCCTCCTCTATCTGTTTCAAATTGGATTGTTTCTGCAAGAGGGACCTCCTCATAATTAGGATCGAAATCCCGATAAATGAGTTCAAACACAAACTGTTTAACAGATAGCCCCTCCCTTGATATATTTTTATTCGCAAAATCAATAGTATTAACTATTTTCAGATATTCAGAAGTTGCAAGAGAAAGAATTCTATTATTTTTTAATAACCTAATAGCCGCCCTGTTCATCTGCTCGGACAACCTTTCATCCGATGAATAAGATATTATAGTTATAGGCAGCCTATACGTAGAGGGAAAATTCCTAACTCGTGCTAAAAGTTTCGCTTTATTCTTTTCTATCTTTCTATCATCATTTTTAAAATTACTATCCTCGTTATGATCTCCAAGTTCAAGAACGAATTGAGGCAAACTTGCTAAGACATAATCAGCTTTTGCCGGCGCGATACGAATATTTATTTTAACTCTTAATCTGGCTATTATTTCACTATTAGCCGCTTGAGGGGTGAAATTAATTATTTGAGAATAAACCTCTTCTCCCGTTTCTTTAGTTTCGACCAATGTTTTAACTAATGATAAATATATATTATTTAAATGGCCAGGATCATCTGTCTCGCTCCAAACTCCTATAACTTCTAATATTTCGGCATCCATATTAGCTATTATACTTCCTGTTATAGAGGCCAAAACCGCACCTATATCCGTTATAACCTTTAAATTTCCATCAAGATAAGTATAAACAGATCTAACAACATCTTCTTCAGGAATAAAATCAATTTCATAATGAATAGCGACTCCCCATAGACAAGGAGATGATAACCCATCTATATCAGGAGAAAGCAACGCCTTTATTTTAATCTGTTTATAGCCTCCTGCAATAAATGATAAAGTCGATATATTATTCTGAATTTCTTCTTCTGTATTCCAATCGTTAACTCCCGCAACTGACCAGGCGGCGCCATTCCAATATAAGAAAGTTGTCCCATTATTATTAGATACTTGATATTTTATAGTTCCCAAATTTGCATCATCTTCATCCAAATTATAAAAAGAATGCTCCTCAAAACTCCACAATTCGGTCAAAGAATTAATTATTAAATTAGGAAATTCAATAGTAGCCTCAACCTGATATTTCCCTTCTTTACCAAAAGATATTTCATCATTGCCATCTGTAGGAAATAATGACGCAAATTTAGAAACGGCTATCTTTACCTCGTCATAAACAAGGGATTCTTTCTCTTCATCGATCATTAAATAACGAGTTGCCATTAAATTCCCTTTGTCAAAGAAAGAATCGCCGCCCTAAATCCTGCCTCATAGATAGCAAAAATTACTGCTTCACTCTCTTTTAAAGCCGGACCAATAAAAGGCCGCGGCTGAATTCTGACAACCTTGAAAAGTACAAAATCCTCTCCCCTTATCAAGCCCGGATCTTTAGGGCGCACTCCCTTTTTTAATGGAACAAATAATGACTTGGCATTTTTAGGGAGAATAATAGTTTCATGTGGTTTGCCTATTTCTCCCCCTTCTAACACTCTGGCAATTAGTGCTAAAGAAGTCCCTGTTTCACTATCCGTCAAACCATTAGGGACCCCAACAAAAACATCCAGAGGTGATAGCTGTATTTTAGTAATGGAATTAAAAAGATCCCCATTGTCTATCAAAGGGCTTGAACTCCCTTTTCTCGCAATAGTAATAGGATGATTAGGAGGACTACTTATAGATCTTATTTTCTTTTTTATAGCCCTTACAAGTGTTAAACCCGCTCTATTTATAGCAACAGACATATATTTATTTGTAGCATTTACAAGTTTAGGAACGCTTAGGGTTCTCTCAAGCTTCTTCCAATCTCCAATTCTAACAAGCATCAAGGCATTCCTAACAATTCCTTTGGCCTATCAAAGAAAATCATTACTAACCTTGCTTTATTTTTAAGAAAACCTGCGTTTCTAACCTCCGTTATGGCATAATTATTAACTACATCTCCCGCTATCTTTGTAATTAAATCTCCCTTTTGAGGCTTTATTGACAGATCATCGAAATCACTTCTTCGCATAGTTAAATGGGCAGCGGTTTGAGGAGAATCTCCGATATTAGTTTCAACCTCATCTTCCTGCCTTTCAAAATATACTTGTGCCCTTAAATTTAAAATATTCCCAGTGTCAGGACCGTCCCAATTTTCCCGCCCTTTTGGCCTTTTATATACAGGATCCATTGCCGGCCTATTGCGACCAGTTACACGATCCTTTCTAAGAAGGAGTTTTATTTCAACATCGACTAAATTTAATCTTTGAGGAATCATAATCAGACTAAATCAACATGATGAGGTTCTGCAAATTTAGATAACTGACTATCAACCATAGGATCGCCAGTAATGCCCACGCCCCCACCATCTTTATCCCCGAACAAGGTATAAGAATATCTATCCGTTTTCTCGCTTTTCAATTTAGTTGCCCCGACTGCCTCATCATAATCATCAGAATATATTTCTGGCATTAATTTCTTTACTAATAATATAGTTGCCCTTTCTATTAATCTTGGAACTGCACCAAAAGAAAGGACTCGACTTGCCACAGGAACGTCTGCCCCATTAATAGTCTCAATAGCATCAAATTCAACAGTTTTTGTCGCCCTATCAATAGTGTGTATTATAGCCGTTCCTAAGACCTCGCGAGTGCTATCAGCCTTTTCAAATATAATAACATCCCGCACTTTTAAACCATCAGTTGATACAAGAACAACCTCCTCGTCCGTATCCTCTATTAAAGTTCCTGTTGTGGTAAGAACAGAAGGAACCGCATAATTTCGAGATGATTTTCCAAACCAATCCATATAACCAGTATAGCAATCAACAACAACATTACCTCTTCCAGCAAATAAATTACTAAATAATAATTCAATATACCTCCCTCTGATAACGAATTCGTCCGGATTATATACTGTCCTATCAGCATTTCCTAATAATATATCTATTCGGGAGGGGAGTTCCTCTCCCGAAACAGAAGCTGTAAATTCCAGCCCGAATTCCAAAACTTCAAGGAACGGAATCCTATTAGAAAAATAGATGATAGAAGAGCCGCCCCCGTCGAGCCTTTTTTTATCTCGCACAGGGACAAACCATTGACCAAGCAGGTCAGAAAGATATTCCGAAGCCTCTTGAATTTTTAACTTGGCATCCGCATTAGACAAAGAGGCTATGGGAAACCCTTCCTGCCTTAGCCGATAAATGGTGGTGTATTCTAACATCTGTTTTCACCTTTACAGATCTTCGTCGTTCCAGGCATCTTCCTCGGGCTCTGATTCCCTTTTCTTCTTTTTCTTTCCCTTTTTCTTTGGTTTATCCGAAGTCATAACCTCGGATTTTTCTCCAACCTCGTTAACCGTTTCTGAGGCAGGAGGCATCCCACGAAGGTCTGGCGGTTCGGTTTTGGAGTAACTAAGCGGCTTTGCTATTCCACTTCCGGAACTCTTCAGGGCGGTTCCGCCCGCGCTGCACTCGATTAAATCGGTCTTTGACCGAAATAATTCTAAGTCGCACGGCAACGTAACTTTTGCCGGCACTTTCTTCGAGAAAGCATACCGATGGCCAAGAGTTCCCAAAAAGGCATAGCTTTCCGCAAATCGCGGAACGAAATAAGCCGCCTCTTCCTCCTTCCCCCTCTGTCCGAGATCCTTGTCCGCCATTTGAATTCTCCTTTAAAAGTTGAAAGCGGGTTAGACGCCAATTCCCAGGCGCTTGTCCAGGCCGTCAGCAGCCGTTGTTCCGATTGTCACGGCGCCACCTGTTCCAAGGGCGGTGCCTGCGTGAGCAGAATCCGCCTTTGAATGTACGGAGGAGATTATTCGGTGCGCCTCGTATTGCGCCCGAATATCGACGACCAGAGGAACGACATCCTCATAGCCCGTCGCACCTGCCACAGTAACGCTAGAAACCGAATCGGCATCGAGGTGCGCGCCAGCGTTAGCGAAATGAATGTTCAGCGTTGCCTTGAGGGCATTGGCGAGCGCAAAGCATGTGGCCTCATCCGACATGTTGGCCGTTCCTTCTGCGGCGCCAGGATTAGGATGTACGCCCAAGTCGGCCGTGTGCAGGTTATAGAGCGTTTTGATTCCGTTCAGTTCGGTCGTCAGGATCGCGAGTTCCGTTCCTGCATCTGCCGCAGTTACAGTATTCGGATCCCCGGCGCCGGCATGGCAGGAACCAACGACGTAGACGTGGTGGAGATTGTATTCCGCCTTGATGTCGTTGGCGAGCGTAATCACGCTGTCCCAATCGGTCGAAGGCGGAGCCGAAAGGGCGTTCGCCGCATCAGCGCCACCGTGTACGGCGGGCGCACCAGATACGTCGACGCGATGCGCCTCGTACTGGATAGCCAAATCGTTCACCAGAGCGACCGCTTCGGCTTCATCCGTTGCGGGATACGTTGCTGTCACGGCATTGGTATCCACGGAACCATGGCAGGTGGTGACGTTGAGCCTGTGCGCAAGGTATTGAACGTGCAAGTCGTTCACCAGCGCCAGGATATCCACCGTCGGATCGGTTGCGGCAGGGGCAGTGATCGGGTTTGCAGAATCTGCCTCAACGTGAACTCCCGATGCCGCCCGATGCAGATTGTATTGTGCTATGAACGCATCGAGCGCAGTCTGCACCGCCGCAACCCGAGTATTCAGCGCGCCCAAATCTCCCACGATGGACCGCAAGGCTCGCGCCACGCCTGCGTCCAGGTAACTCCCTCCATCGCCAAGATTCTGAGGGATCTCGAATTCAGCGGTCATCTTATTTCCTCCAGTTCAAATCGGTTTAACGAAATGGCCTACTAATTACTATTAGTAGGGCCGGCGACGGATATTGATCGCCTTCACGACCTTATCCAGGCTTTCGACCTGGCTATCCGTCTCGTTGATTACGACCGTCTCCCAACGGGCATAATCCTTATTCCATTCCGTGTAAACCTCTGTTTTGTCCAGGTTGCCCCAAATGAAATTGAGCGGATTTGCAAGCCACGCGATGCAGCCGTCGTTCAGCGTTCCTGCGCCTCCCGCGTCGGTCCCGACATAGGCGGCGACTGCAACTCCCAGCGTTGCCCACCCGTTTCCTGCGCCGATAGTCAGCGTTGCGCCCGAACCCGACGTCGGGTGCTGGAGATAGAGATGGCCGAAACCGTCATCCTGTGCGATGAGAGTTTCGAGTCCGGTTGCTGCCTTCAGGAGCGCGGCGACCTCATGGGCAGAGAAAACGCCCTGCGGCAGCGTGCAAGTTACGGCGCCTGCTCCGAGGTTAACGACGAGCGTGTCGTTCGTTCCTGTCACGACGTTCCACGGCCCCTGCGTCGTTCCGAGAATATGCCCTGCCGTCGCCACCGTGACATTGATGGACTTGCGTGAAGGCATGAGAGGAATCGAAATGATCGGAACACCGAAAGGCGCCTCGACGTTCCCCTTGTACGCCCTCTCACCGATCGCGTCGATTCTTTCCGAGTTGATTTCGACCCAATCGATCTGAAGAGACCGCGGCACGAAGAACCGAAGACCCGTATCGTCCTGATACGAATCCGGGAGCCTCCTGATCATGTTCGCGAAGAGAGTTTTTGAAATGAACTGGGCGACATGGTCGAGGATATGGGCGCCGTCCGTGATCTTGTCCAACCCGTCGTTGATCAGGAGCAGGTTAGCGATTGGCGTACCTGCGCTGATGGTATCGTCGCCGTTGATGTGCAGGTTTTCCATATCGGTCGCGATCTGAGCCATCATCGCTTCCGAAACCTGCTGCACAAGGCGCTCGCGGGAAACGTTCCGGCGAATTGCGCGGCGGGTGATGTGGTAACTGGAAACCATTTCCGCCGTTTCGAGGGAAACGTTGTTGATCAGCGGCGTCCCGGTTTCCGAAATGAGAGAGTTGTCCGTCAGCCCGACGGTGATCGGCTCACCCACGTGGAGCTTCGGAATTTCAACGCGAGGGTTATCCATGATTTCCGTCCGGCAGAGGGGGATAAGCTTCGTGAAACGCCGAACGTAACTCAGGAAAACATCGCGCTGCTTCGCGTTCAGGAGCCCGCCGTTCAGGAAGGAACTTCCTGTAACAGCTTTGTGGATCATCTGGTCGTTTCCGTCCATTTTTAATCTCCTTCTATTTGGAAACACTTTTTTTACAGATAAAGAGGTTCCGCTTTTCTTTGCGGATTAGAAATCCTTGACAGTGTTGAAGATCGAGAAGAAGGGATTCTCCTCGTTCGTCACATCGGCATCCACCTCTTCGTGCCCGTAATTCCTCTCATACGGCTTCTCATCGCCGCCCTTCTTTTCCTTGTTGCCCGTTTCGGCTCCGCCCAGAGCCTTTTCGATGGTCTCGACCCGCTTGAAAACGCCACCGAACTCCTCTTTGGCTGCTTCCTGGAAGAGTTTCACGAGCTCCTTGGCCCGATCGTCCAGCGCCTTCGTCAGCTCCTCCTTGATCTCCTTTGCGATCTCCTCCTTTGCGACGTCCAACGTCTTTTTCAGTTCTTCTTTCTCCACGGCACCTTCCTCCTTTTTTTCCTCCGCGCCGCCTTTGGGCTCGTCTTTCTTCCGCATCTCGGCTACGGCTGCGGAAATATCCTTCAATTCCTTGGCCATTTCCTCGAATTTTTTCATGACTTTTTCCTCGTCCTTCGCCAGCTTATCGTCGCCGGCAGTCGCTTCGCCCTTTTGGGCTGCGGAAGGATAACTGGAGAGGATGCCTTCGAGGATTTGAATGATCGCCCGATACTCTCCGGCGACCGCTTTCGGGAGGGGCGCCTTGTCCGCCTTTTCGACGCCCTCTTCTCCTGCCTGCTCGCCCTTCTTCTGCATTCCTTCCAGGTTAGAAGCGAGGGAAATCAGGCGTTCAATTGCCGACTGCGTCTTCTTCAACACAGCCGCAAGAACCGGAGCGGGAATATCCTGTTTTTCGATTCCCGTTCCTTCCTCGTTTGTACCACCCATGGCTTTTCCTCCATCGCGTTTCACGATAGCGAACCGTTTTTTGTTCGCGGGAATATCCACCAAGGATACCTCGCGAGGATCTATGTCCTTTAGATCCCACTTATATCCCTCGTCCGTCGCCATTTCTTGCCTCCTTTCTAAGTTTTGCGCCGGACTCGCGTTCCAAAACCTCCAATTGAATAGCCCGTTACTTTCCCATCCTTTATTTCTTTCCAGACATCATCCGAAATAACACGAGTTCCAAGTATCCAACTTCCTTTTTTAACCGTTTGAGTCCCTAATAAAAACTCTGTCGGTGCAATATAGCATTCCATTATTCTAAATTTCTTTTTAAAATCCTCATGTTGATATCCGATCTTCTGATGAAACTCCATAAAGCGATGGCAAGCCTTCGCTATTTCTTCTTCACTACAAACATCCCCTTGAGCATCAACAGTATTGGGTTCTAATACCACCCCATATACAGTTTTTTGGTCTTTATTAACCTTGAATATAGGCGAAAATATTTCAAACTTTTCCAACTCCTTTGTAACAACAGGCTCGCCATAAGATGTGCGCTCAACATGATCAACAGTATCAGGTTTATTCACCTTATTTAATGCCGTGATAATAGGAATAAACCAAGCAACATGTGTCTTGCCATCCTTATCATCAACAAATATTTCCGAAGCTGTTATAGTAACTATATCCCCTAACTTGCCTTGAAAATTAGTATTGAATGTCTGACCTATTACTACATATAATTTTCCACCAAACTCCTTAACTTCAGTATATTTATCCTTATCGGCCATAGGAATAGGACCGATTCCACCTGTAAAATTCCAAGTTTTATCGCTTCCTGCAACTTTGTGTTTATCAAGAATAATAGCGTTGATAATTCGTGGTATTTTATATTTTGCCCAAGATGATGTTCTGCCTCCTAAAGTATAAGTTGAATTCCAGAGTTTAAGAACCGCCCCTTCAGATCCCGGAAGTAACTTTGCCTTTTCTATCGCATCCCGCAACTCTTTTTCATTATTCGTTGTCCAATACTGAGTCGGCTCGAGATGCTTGAATCCCTTTATTTCTTTTTCGACTTCCTGTGCAACTTCATAATATGGTTTCCTTAGCCAATCCTCATTATCCCAATATAATATCCCAAAAACCCGACAAACTAAATTTGAATCATCCAAAGGTTTATCAGTCGCTGCCCATCTAACGAGCATTTTCCTATTAACGATATCATTCCTCTTATCATTTGTGTATTCTATTAATTCTGAATCAAGTATAAAATCTCCTTTTATTCCTTTTACTTCTTCTGAAATAGCCGGCATAGCAAAAGCCCTATCTTCCTGCTTATCTTCAAAGAATATTATTAACTTTGCATCCTTGCCATCCCCTTTCTTTTCAATTATGGTTCTATATCCATTCCATTTAGGATTGACTATAACCTTCCCTTTGCCATTAAATATGGTTTTTGCCCATTTTTCAACTAACACATCAACATCAAAAAACTCTCCAATATTAAATCCCCCTTTAGGCTTCAAAGGAATAAATTTAACAAAGGGCGCAAACTTGGCCTTCATAGAAGGGAATATTTCTTCTTCGCTGACTGCCTTAGCCTGCGGAGATTTTTCCTTTTGATATTTTAATTTCCAGAATTTAGAACCAGTCTCCTCCTGCTCCATTGTCCACAAACCTTTTATATGCTTTAAATCAACCTGAAATTTAATGAACCCCTCAGAATCCTCAAATATTGTCGCTTTGCCTTCATCGATCGTTTTTATCCACGAATACGTATTTTTTGTGCTATTTCCTAAAGTTCCAGGTTTAACTTCTCCATCAAGACCCAAGTATTTTTTATCCCTTATCTCCCTTACAGCAATTGATTCTATATTCTTTGTTGGGTCCTCCTCCATAACAAAAGAATCAAGTCCGCCTTTATCTTTAAGTTTAAAATAAAACGTCCACTCTTCCCTTGATGGCCCCACTCGAACAGTTGTTTGTCCCTTCCACATCTGATATTGAAAACTAAAATCCACCTCCTTTTTCCTAATATCTCTAACAGATAACATTATCTTTTTCTTCTCGACTCTCTTATATTCATTATTTATTATCTCTATGTTCTCTTCAGTAAAATATTTCTCAGAAACTAAGGCATCTCGGATTTCCATTGCCTTAGCCCCCTTGCTTTCCCAAAAACGAAACTCCTTTGGCGTTTGTTGCATTAAAGACAATGGCATAGCAGAAACGCCATTTGGAGGCATACTTTTAGTTTTAACTGATCTTTTATTAATGACGGATGGCAAAAAAGTCTTAGAAATAAACCCACGCCAAAACGTAGGGTTCTTTCCTGCTCTTTCATATCCTTCAGTTGATAATAACCTTAAATGTAGAGAACCGTTAAAATATTTCCCATTCGTAAGAAAATATTCATGATAATACGGCTTCTGAATTCCCCACTCTACACAATATTTTTTAGGATCCTCAATTATAACGAATATTCCAGGCTCATTAGCCGTCGCCCCAACTTCTCCGGGTTTCACAACTCCCTCGACGGCAATCCAATCAATAGGCTCCGGTTTCTTTGGCGTACACTGTAAACCTTTAGGAGCAAGAATAGGTTTTAAAAATTCGTTTCCGTTTCCCATATCATAATTAGCAATTATCTTTCTGCCATCTGCAACAGTATTAATATCTTTAATCTTGCCGGGATATTGAAAGAATAAGGTCCAACCTATTAATTCCTTTGTGCCAATATCCATCCTTAAATCAGCATGAACAGTATCGCCTCGAAAATGTAGCTGGACTACTGCGCGTCTTTTTCCTGTTTCTTTAGGATAAAACATTAATTCCGATTGCTTAATTATTCGATCATATATTTCAATATATAGAGGGTCTTCCTGTAACCCCTCTTCTGTTTCAATATAATCATTATCGTTAAATGATTCTCCCATTTTCACAACAGATAAATCATTATTAACCTGGAATAATAAATCACCCAAAGGTATATTATTAGTAAAGGGACCGTCGAAATCGTCAGACATTACGCTAATTCTTTTGCTTAATTCCTTCGGCAGCATCCTTCCAAGTCTAAACTCTACAACTTTCAACATCCCTGCTGGAATATCCCCTTTAACTAAAAAATCAATATCTCCTTCGGTTTCGCCATTATTAACCAACCCTCCCGTTAAATAAACAAAAGGCTGCCTTATCTTAAAAGATTTCAAGAGGGGCAGGACTTCGGATAGTTGTATTTTAGCCCCTATTTTATTTCCAGAAGAACTGATAGGCGCTAACTCTATAACCTCCTTTTTTATTTCCTCTTCCTCTGCCTTCTTCTGCGGTAATTTTCCAGGAAGAGAAGAGGCGTGTTTAAATCCTCGCGCTTTCATTTCGGCAACAACTAATTCATGGGCATTCCAGATATCCTCCAAGGAATAGACTAAATCCTTAGGCGACTTCCTTTTTAATGTCCAAAGGCTATGAAGGTGGCGATGTAGGTTGAGCAGAGCAGAGTCCTTTTCTTCCTTCAAGGACTTCACATTTATTTCAGCTATACTAAGTTTAATTAATGGTTCCATTTTTAATTATTCCTTCGGAGCGGCCTTCTTCGGAACGAGATCCTTGACCCTAAAATTAATTCGATGCTTATGGCTTTCATCCGAAGAAGTGAAGCCCAAGATATCCCCGCCCACGACAGGAAGATCGACTTTGTGAACATGCCCGTTAACCCGCTCCGTTCTTCCTGTTATTTTCTCCTTGGAAATGATGAGAGAAATCCTGTGCTGATGGCCAGCCATGATATTGGAAAAGAACTCCGCTCGCGGCGCCTTTTTCTCGATGCCGCAGAAATCGTCCATTTCCTCTCTTGAAGCGTTCAACCTTTTCGCGATGGGTTCCATTTCTTCCTCCTCGGTTTACAGTCCTGCAAACTAATTTTAATATTTAAACCCCTTGGGCCTCTTCCCAATCTTGTATTTTGACATCTTCTTCTGAAATAACGACTGAAGACCTGCAATGCGCGTGAAAAGGAGGCAGCGCCGGAGGATTTCCTCCTCGCGGGGCCGTCTCAACCACTTCCTGAGATGTTATTTTCTTTGCAGGTTTAAACCCCTTATCCGTTGCCTTAAATGTTGAATTAGGAAGATATATTTTTTCGCCTTTAGGCCCTCCATAGAACAAGGCGGGTTTCCCTTGCTCGGCTCTTACAGAATCAAAATTTAACCAAGGACGCAAAGCCTTAAAGGCATTTATATCACTATCAGATCTTGAATCCGGAATGCCATTTTCTTGGATATCTTTGACTATTTTCCTAGCCAATTCAACTTCAAAAACCATCCCATCCATTGCTTCGCATATCTCACTCGTTCTTTCGTCCATCACTGCTATAATTTCATATTTTCTAATTCTTGCCTCTTCAAATGCTGTAACCTGAGCAAAATTTCTTGCTCTATTGATAACATCGCTTGCTAATATGCTTAAATAAGTATTTCCTCTCTGTGCAAGAACAGAAGGAAGTTCTTCTCGCATCAAAGAAGCTAAAGCGCTTTTTGGCAAATTCTCTTGAACTATCCGAGACGCCAAAGTATTAACAGAGCCTATTAAAGTTTTATCGTATATTCCACTTATAAAAAAGTTATTATTATTGTTTAAAATGTTTATTACGGCCTTATCTTGTTGAGTCAATCCCGCCTTTATAGATCGTTTTAATTTCTTAGCAGCAAGGGCTACAACCTTTTTGGTTGCCACTATCTGGTTTTTTAAAGCCTGTTTAATAGACTTTGTTGCCTGCAAAGCAACAGATGGGCCAAGTTCCTTTTTCAATGTATTATGTAATTTGTTGAGGGCTTTCTCATTTATCCTATAATTTCCAGGTTTGCCAGATATTCCATTCTTAATAAAGGAAGCAATAGCCGATCCACTTTTGACTTTAGTTTTTATTTTAAAAGCAAAAGCGCTTCGCATAGCCTTAAATGCTTTTAATTCATTTACACCCGGATGATCCGGGCCGGTGCCTATTGTTATCCCGAATCCTTGTTTCCTTACTCCGCCCAGCCTGATAATTATTTCCTGAACTATCTTCTGACTTCTTATCAGGTTTTCAAGCGAAGTATTCTTAAATATTTTATATTTCAAGGTCATAGAGACTCTCCCCAATATCCTGCCTTTCGCCGATAGCCTTTTCAAGAGTATTGTTTAAACTCATGAGGGAATCTATTATAGAAGAATCCTTTGCTCTATCCGCAGGAACTTTCATTCCTTGCATAACCAGAGGCAACGGCATATCCGCCCAATTTTCTGTAAATCTTGGCTTGCCTAAATAATCTCGGATATCGTTAGGAGTTATCCCTCCTGTCCTTTCCATTTTCTTATATATCGTAGCCAATCCTTCGAAGTCTGTTTTCTTCGGTCGAACCAATTTAAGCCATAATATTTTAATTCCCATAGCCCTCATCAGTGTTTTATTTAATATAAATTCTATTTCAGCAATATCCGGTTCAAAAGTCTGGTCATTCGTTATTGATCTTCCTACGCTTCCTCCTGCCCGCGTGATATCAGAAGCAAAGAAAACAGGATGTAACCCGAATACCTCCGATATTTCCCCATCATTTCTATCCTGATACTTTAAATAACCTGCATCCTCAGCAATGCCAACAGTAAGTTTATGGAACTCTATTTTGACATCTTCTTTTTCTGTCATTGACCCTTCGCGGGTTCCCGCCTGAATAATCATTATTCTGCCGGTATTTTTTGTTCCCTTTCCTTTTCGTTCCAGGAATTCTTTTATATCTTCTCGGCTTTCCTTCGATAGCCTATATGGACCGCTCACCACTATTGCAATTCTTGGAGTTGCATCATTCTCAAAGAATGTAGAATTTCTTTCTCCCGCAAATCTGCTGCCCGCAATAGCTGGCGCAGTTGATAGATGTCTCGGAATTCCATAAGATGATTCCCTATATCCTGCAACTTTAAAATGTATTAATTCCCGGGCTATTAGTTCTGGCTTAGTTAATCCCGAGGTTTTAATTCCTGTATTTTTATCTACAACATCTTTATCGCCCCAATCCTTAAAATGAGTTACCTTCCTATTTTTATCTATTGCAACAAACCCGCCTTTCTTCTTTATCCTGACCGTTTGTCCGACAATTCGTTCAAGACCAATAGGAAGATAGTCGCCATCCTTTGTTGTTTTAGTTAAAGACCTATGAACAGCGAGATAGCCATTTCCTATAACTTCTCGATCGCCGATTACTTCTTTAAGAATAACTGAAAAAGGCATAGTAGGATGAGGATCATCAAGGAAATCTTCTATTAACTGTGACTCATCCTCGATATTCCGTTTAAGTTCTTCCAGTTGTTTCTTTTCATCCTCCGTCATTTCTTTTCTTGAACGTTCTATAATCCTTTTATATCTCTTTTTTGGTTCTAATTCATAACCAAGGCCAGCAGCATTAGTTGCACGTATTTGAACACAAGCAGCCAACCTTGTGGATATTTCAGGAGCAATAGCCCAATCATCTATTGAGAAGGGCGGTTTCTCTAATTCCATTCCGCCCAACGAATAGAAGGTAACTGAAACAGAATTCCCGCCATCAAGGCGCTTTCCAAGCGGCGCGCCTTTCTGCAAAGGCTCGTCAATAAAAACATCCACTTCGATAGGGCTTTGTTTTTTCTTTACCATGTTATCCGCCAGAAAGCTTTTTAGAAAATCGTTCTAACAGATCAGAAGGTTTATTATCCTGTTTTATTTTCTTAACAAAAGAAGGTTCCTGAGCAACCTCTTTATCGGCCTTGCCAAGCCTTTCACGATATTTCTGTATTTTATTCTTAAATGTTGGATTAGGCGGGGCAGGAAGGAATATTTCTTCTCTGGCTTCCTCCTGTTCCTTCTTCATAGGTTTTTCATTCCCCACTTCTTCTATTAGTGCCTCTTTTATATCGTCTTCAGATAAATCAGGAATCCAATCATCAAGCCGTCTCACCATTGGATTCTGAACTTCATTTGTTCCAGAACCTGCCCGTCTTTGCATAAAAGCAAGTTCAAAAGGATCTGCTTCACTAACAGGTTTATCCACCTGTTTTTCTTGATCCTTTTTAATATTCTTTCCTTTATTCCTTTTCTTTCCCATTTCATCCTCCGAATTGTTCTTTGATTGAAACGGTCGCCGCTTTATGGGGTTTTCCCGTTAATACTTCATAGAAATCCGCAAGCGATATATTATCCGGCACCTCCTCGCACTTCATAACCACAGCTATCCAAAATGCAAGGGAGCCATAGGAGATCTCGAAGTTGCCCGATTCTTCTAACTTATCGAGAACTTCCTTGGCATTATTTAAATTATACTCGAAATTAGGATTATCCACTATTTTATCCTCAGCTTTTCTTTACAACTTGGACATTCAATCCATTTTGCCTTATCGGGAATAAAGCCATGAAACTCCGTCCCGCATTTCTTACATAGAAATTTCTCGACATGTGCCATAATACAATCCTTTCCAAACATCAAAATAAAGCAACTTAGAAATTCACCAAAGGAATAGCCAGACAATGATAGCGCCGGGTTCGTGCCGATATTTAAGCCAACTTCATAATATGAACCCTTGTACTTTCCAAACCAGTGTTTATTGCTTTTGCCCCGCCTGTATTTTGGTAGCCGTAAATATAAACCACTTCATCTACTGGTAAATAAAGTATTGCAGTGACCATCGGATTAATTATTTCCTGATTAGTCCCAATATCTGCCGCGTACCCAATTCCCTGCCCGACATTATATCCATCGACATTAATTGCGATACTATAAAGAACGTCGGGCGCAACATCGCTTATTCTAAAAGCAGCGCTCACCAAATAATAACCCGCCTTTGTTACGGTGAAACCGCTGGTGCCTGTATCAAATTCTCCTTGAATATCAAATACTTCCGTATCAAAAGGAATTTTAGTCCAGCTGGCGTTAGGCATATCCCATGCTGCGTTCCTGTAGGCAGAACACCCGCTTTGCTTCGGGAAATCTACAATTCCCCCATCATATATTTTCATTACCTGAGTTCCGCCGTCTTGGACATCCACGCTATCAGCGGCGGCAGTTTGATTTACTGTGAGCTTCTTAAAAGCAGGTGAATCCGTCCCGACTAATCCCGTCCCGCTTCGCTTCAGGATATCGCCGTCCGCGACTGCCCCGACCAGTAGGTCGGTGGGACCCGTAGTCGTCCTCAGTCTTTTTGCAACCGCTTCCAAGAGATCAGTCGAAGCAAAGGGGTCGGTTCCTCCGCTCTTGTGCGAATCCTTATGCGCCAATGGGGTTCTCGACGATCCTTGATCGTCAAGCGTTGCGTTGGAAACTAAAGCATTTAATTCAGCCAGTGTCGCCGACGAATGGTCAGACCCACCAAGAGCATGGGGGGAGAGAGAAAATCCACCGAGCGCTGAATCTATTCCGCCAAGGTGGTCATCGACAATCTGATTCCCGCCCCCGCCAAGTATATAATTGATGGGCGAGTGTGTCGTGCGCCCGTACTGCCCCACGTTGAGCCTCGAACCGCCAGTCAACGCTTCAATCAGGGTGGCGAGAAGGCTCCCGTCCGCGTCTGCGGCATTACAGTTCATTAGGGAGCCGTCTTTAATTTTGACAAGAGCCTCAGCCATTCTTATTCCTCTTTCTGGCTGTGCCCTTTGGTGCCACGAACATGCGCCCACCTTCGATCAGAACTTCCTCGTCCTCGCCAACGCCCAACCGCTGAAGAAGAATCCTATTCTCGCGGAACAAATCCTGCTCCTCGCGAGTCACCACGATCTCCTTCAAGTCGGCGGTCTCGCGTCTTAGCACGAGGATTTCCTCGTCCTTGCGGGCTACTACTCGCTTGAGCATGACGATATTTTTCTTTTCGCCGATCAGTTCCTCTTGCAGCAGCGCAAACTTATACTGGAGGGCCTGTATTGAATCCAGAGGCCGCACCGTCGGCGACGGCTCCCGTTTAGGGACGTTGGCCTCCTCCTTCACGATTGTTGGAGGATAAGAAAGAGAAGCATCAGATAATACCTTTTCCGCTGGCTTCTTCTCGCCTCTACGTGTTCTCTTTGTTCCCATGGAAAACTCCTTACCAAGGTCAAGTCCCCTTACGCTTCGAAAGCGTACTCCTTGTTCGCGAATAGAATAACCTTCGCGTTGACCCCGATCCCGTCCGCTGTCCCCTTAAACACCTTCCCGGTAGTAGGGACCGCGGTAGTCCACTTATGCTCATTGGGATCGGCGTTGCAAAGGAAAACCTCCTCTCCGTAGACGGTAGGTTCCTCGGCGGCAACCCACACAACAGATAGAATTCCCATCGGGGAGAAGTACCCGGTTGCAGTCGCGGCTCCGGTAGTAGTCGCGATCCCCGCGAACCCATCGCTCGCCGCTGCGCGTCGAACCAGTTGGCCAGACCCGTCAAACTTCACGGCATCCTTAGCGGTTATCCCTCCTGTGCCGATAGTCTTCGCGAATTGCGGGCCACCGTAGAGACCGTCCATTATGAACACGTCAGCGATCAGCTCGCCGTTGATATGCTGATCCCCACTGAAGATGTTGTCTGCGGCCCTGAAACTACTATGGTCGTCAGAGTCGTGCCGGGTTTCGTTGAGGTACTGAGTGTGATCGTCATCGGCGAGGCCGTTCAGGGCGAGGCCGTGGTCTATCTTCCCACCGACCCCACTGCCGGCCGACTGGTGAGTGTGGTCCTTTACCTTCTGGAGGTCAGCCAGCTCGCCGCTCAAACTGGCAACACTGATCTCGTCGGCTCCACTATTCTCGTGACGGCCCGAGTGATCGGCATAGGGATCGTCTGTGAGATCAGCGAAAGCAAGAACCTCCTGAATCCAGCCGGCGGCGAGTTTCCCTGCCCCGTCTGCGATGGGGATCTTGCTCGCAGTGGGCGTGGCCGTGGCGTTCGCGGGGTCCTTAATCACCTTCAAACTTGCATTTAATCCAGCATACCCACTGGCCGCCTCGCGTTCGGACTCCTTCTGGTAAACCGTGTGCGGATCGGCTGCCCCAACGTGATCGAAAGCCCAATCTGAAGTCGGAGCCTTCGTTGTTTCACCGTCGGTGGGAGTTCCAGTCAGGTGGTCGGTGATTGAAGCGGGTTGCTGCACGACCTTGGAGCTGGCATCAAGGGATGCGTATCCGCTCGCAGCCGCTTTGTTTCCGGTGTGTTCTATGGTGTTAGCCCCGGCACCATGGACGCCAGTCGTAAGACCTTTATGGGTCGCAAGCGTAGATGGCTCCCCATCCAGGCCAGCAAGACTCATCTCATCCCCGCCAGCGTTTTCATGCGTAGCTTTATGGAGTTTGGGATCTTGAGACCCGCGGCTCGAAGCGTCCAGACCCATGTAGCCACTCGCAGAACCCTTCTCAGATTCCTTCTGATACTCGGGATGCTGATCTGCATCATTCTCGTGGTCGTATGCCCAGTTGGAACTAATCGGCGCAGTCGTCGCAGCATTCACCGGCGTATCGTCAACATCAAGCTGGCCGAGAAGAGTATCATCGGAAATCTTGGCGCTGAATTCCGCTTTCGTACAAATGCCGTGGACAGACGCATCAAGGTCATGGTCGCGGGCATGGTGATCATCGATGGATATATCATTCAAATCATCGTGGCTCATAGTTCCTGGACCGAATTTCACAAAGGTCTGTGAATCAGTCCCGATAGTATCCACCTCAGCGGTTAGTACCCACTGCTCGTCCCCGTTGAGCGTCCCCTCATCAATGAAAAGCATCATTCCAGCGTTCACCTCGGCGGCCTCGTCGGAATCAATCACGCGAGTGAACACGAAAGGATTTCCGACGTCCCCAAGGGCCGTTACCTTGTAAATTCCGTTCTGAAGCGCAGCAGCTTGGTTCTTCACAAGAATGCGATCATCGACGGCCATGCTGACGCCATCCTGCGCCGGGAGCGCGCCGTTGGCATTGGCGGTGAGAGTAGCTCCCACTCCGAGCGTACCATTGTCATAGGTGCAAGCTGGGAGGGCAGCAGTAGTCGATACCCGAGCGGACGGCTTGGACTGTAGCCCAGTTCCGACGCTATCTACATATGCTTTAGTCGCAAGATGAGTTCCTTCCGTCGGAGCTATACCGGCGACCACGCCTGAAAACGCCCGTGTACCATCGGCCTTGGTGTAAAGGGGATGGTCGTCATCGCCCCTTCCGGTCAACGCTCCGTGGTCGACCGTTCCAGCTTCAGCGCCGGCAGATGCGTGGGTGTGATCGCCGATTGCCGAATGCTGCGCCCTGGCCGTCCCTTCATCGTGGGTGTCATAGTCAGTCTTCAACTGCGCCACGTCCACGCTATCCACGGTGCCGGTTACTGAGATGTTGCCGGTCACCTCTAAGCCGTTGGAAACCTTCAACTTTGGAATAGTCCCGTAATTAGCCGTGTTCGGAACCCCAAGGTTGCCAGTGGCAAGCACGACCGCTAATTTGTAGTCCGCCATCTCACATTCCTCCGCAATTGTAGAATTGACTCGGTTGTCTTATTCTATTTCAACCACGCAGTTGGGTGCAACGATCACCTCAGTGGTATTTTTCGCTATTCCCAATCTTTGGATAATTTTATATAATGGTGGCATAGGATCAAAAATCGGGTTAACTATATGTTCCCCAGCTATTGTACTTAAGAAAAGGCGATCTTGTGCTGCGAGGCCACTAAAACCATCCACCCTTCCAAGCAACCTAACCTTAGCAATCGTAGAAATCGGCTTTACCACAACAATTCCAATAGCCTCCAGGACTTTATCTGTCGCAGATGCAAGAATTACAGTATCATTCTCGCCCTGAGCAACCCAATTATTAACGCTAACTTCAGCGGCACAGTTATACAATACGTCAACCGACGACCCTCCGCCTCCGCCGCTCCCCCCGTAAAACTGGGTCCACTCAAAGCCATCCCAATATTCATAACATTCTTCGTCCGTGTTCCAACCAACAGGATGAGGTACTCCGACGCTTGGGGTCGGACGAGTCGCATCATCCCATGTTCCGCCAATTCGTTCTGTTAACCCTTCTATTTGATCGTCAGGATTATTGAACAAATCTTCATGAAGTGGGGTCGTCGAAACAACCTTTAACTTCGGATAAGGATATTTAATCTCACCCATTGCATATCACGTCCTACTTCCGCAATCGAACTACTATGACGTAATTTCACTGAGCGTCGTAAATCCTTTCTTTATTCCGATCATTATACAAAGAAACATTTCACCTCCGGTCCCCTTTGCGAATGCCCAATCCCCATCCTCTGACAAACTGGACAAGTCGGATAATATAGGAGTAGTTCCGGCGAGTAAAATTTGAGCCTTTCCGGTAGAATGGGGAACGGGCTCTCCGAGATGGGCCCCAACAAGGCCATTTAATGTAGTTTCATCCGGAGCAGATAAGACTCCAGAAAATACAACCTTACAGTCCCCGTTTATCTCGTCTATTCTTTCAAGCGTGGCGGATGAGATTGAACTCTGATTTATCTCGACGGTAAAAACCGAGGTATCCACCTTATGGTTGGGAAAGTTGTCGTTGATTGAATACGTATAAGTTTCGGACATTATGCCACCCTCCAAATTTCAATTCTTGCATCTGCGATTCCCTGAGCAGTTCCGCCTATGAAATCAGCGAATTGGATTTTTAATGTTTTGGCAGCCCCTGTGAAAATTATCTCTGCAAATCCGCCTATACTGGTTCTATCATTGTCCGTTTTGATTTTTCGTATCTCTTCCTGAATTACGACAGCGTTGGTGGAATTATAAAGCCTAAATTTTCCTTGATCGTCGGTGTTATCTACAGTTGCCATCCAGCCAACTCGATAAGTTCCAGTTAGTGCCGGAGTGGTAAGAGTTACCTTATCCTGATAAACGGCCGACGTTGTCGTTTGTCGTGCAAGGGAGACGGCTGTCTGATAATTCTTGCCGAAAACCGCAGCGGTTGCAGAGCCCAAGCAGCTGCACATCTGAGTACAGCTAACCTTATCGACTTGCATGACCCCATCGATCAAACCTTCTTTTGCCATCTATCTATCCTCAAGCCTGTAGACGAGTAACGGCAATACGAGCTTCCCATTTAATTGTCGTAGCTGCAACGCCAGTAACCCGAACGTCCACCGTCTGGTTTGTGGTATCGGCTTCCAAATTTACATCATATGCCGAGGTCGATCTACGTATAAATAAAGAAGCAGTATTGCCCTGTTGTGTGACATTCCCCGCTGTATTGCGATAAAATACTCCCTCCAGATGATAGATAGCACGTTGGGTGCCATCCGACTTCCTGGCTACAACAATAACCTCGGCATCAACCACTTCTTCCTCAGCAACAGTAATAGCTTCCAAATCAACCGGAGTTGCGTCCAAGGTCGTAATGGTCTTTGTGTATCGTTCCGTCGTCAAACCAGTTTTCAACTTTCCCACGTTGATATCGTCTAAATTGGAAAAGGCATCATCGCCCCCTATAATATGGGCGCTATGATGTAACTTCGGAGATTGAACCACACGTATCAAGGCATCAAGACCAGGGTAACCATTCGCGATGCCTTTCTCAGCCTGGTCCTGGATTACATTGTCGGCAATTTCTTGTTCGACAAGATTTTTCTCGTTTGCCATCTCTCTATCATCCCCTCTGTCTAACTAGCTGAAGATACGTCCATGTCGCACCGGCGATGATATTCAGCACCCCTCCGGAGGTCTGATAGCCATGCATCTCGACGTAATCGCCCGCAACAAGATTTAAGACCTTTACATCAAGTACGATCGTCGTGAAAATTCCCACCGGATTTACATAACCGGCAGAGATCAATGCCCCGTTAACATGTATTGTCGTGGAGCGAACACCATTTGCGTTTCCCGTCCACGTAATTTTCGCGATCGCAAGGTATTTTCCGGCCTCTCCCGCTGGTACTGTAATCCTCGAAGGATTCACGCCGGGATCGTGCATGACGTCGGTGTCCCACGTCTCCGCGTCGAACGCGATTGGAGTCAACGTAGAGTCGTTAATGGCTTGGCCCGTTGACCGATAAACTGAACATGAAACATCGGCGCAAATTCCGCCAAGCGTATCGAGAGCGTCCTTGACCGTGACCCCAGCAACGCCGGAATCATTATCAACCTGAGAAGCGTCATAATCACTGGCCGCTGCTGCTACCGCTCCTGTTCTACCGAATACCGAAATAACAAAATCCGTATGATCTGCCTTTTCCCAAATGGTCCCATTATGAACAACCCAATCGCTTGGCGAAAAGGCTATCGGGCCTGAACCAAGATCCTGAGTCCCAGCAATTGAAACCACATAATAATGTCCCTTGATTCCAGTCGCGTCCGATAAAGTAGGACTATTTGTACTTGCATTCCACGTTCCTTGATAGTTGATTGCTCCAACAACCCCGGTAAAATCCTGCCATGAAGATCCGTTCCAAATATAGGCCTTCTTCGTATCAGAAACCGCACGAACGTCATCTACGGTATTTCCAGCAGATGGAAGCGCCGTTATAGTAGCAACTGGATCTTTCCATCTTGGCGAACCAAATGGAGATTCAGGGCGTGTCACATTGCCTGACATTATTACCTCCTGGCACTGGCGACGAGCATTGCAATGAAAGTTCCTAACGCTCCCCCTATCGGTTTAATAGCAAGCCAGATAAATCCCCGTTTATCGCCGGTTTCCTGCGTCACAAACGGAATAGGAATAAGCGATTTATCATGCGGAGTAATAGCGCCGAGCGCTTCGTACACAATATGTAAAAGAGTTCCAGCCTCTTTATCTCGAACCTCGACATCGAACGATGTAGAATCCCCTCCGATTTGTAGAACAACAACCCGTTCAAGAGTCGCAGCCTCAAGTCGTCCTTCATTTCCTCTGTCCCATGTGAGCATTTTTTCTGTCCAGGCGCCAGTAGCGATCCCTGAGAATTCTGTGCCTTCCGCCCGGGCAACTACGATCCTGCCTTTATTTGCAAGACCATCATATTCAAGATCCTGCAAAGGTTTGTGATAATCGTTAAGATCCATCTTTTACTTCCTCCTCTGCCTTTTCCTTTTCGGCCAAAGCGGTTTTAATTTTCTCCGCGAACCGAGTAGCAAGCCTAATTAAATTAAATCCTCGCAAAGGATCGTCCTTATACTTATCGACTATCCTAAGAATTTCATTATAAAATTCTTCGATGTCGTCTGGGACAGGAGTAATAGAAACGGTATCTGTTCCCGGCTCACTTGCAAATCGTAATATCTTATTCATAGTAGATAATTTAAAAAATGTAATAATAGTGTCGAGAGACAACCTCCTATCATTAAAATAAAAACTCCTTGTTCCAGGAGCCCACCGAATCGAAACCTCTTCCCCTTTTGAATCCTTAGCAAACCTCGCAGGAAGAATTAGCGCACTCTTTTTACTTTTCCTTTTCCCTACCATTTTAATACCCACCAAAATGGCTTACTATTTAGGCTTTTATTCCTGTTACTTGTCAGGCGTGTTAGAAAAAGAAGACGACCGCAGGTTTAATATATCGATCGGGTGAGAATGCTCGCCGAACAGATCAGTCGAACCATAGACCTTGTCGTCCATCATGTTCGATAACTTGACAGCGAATTTGTGCGAATGTGCTCCTAATGTTGCATCGACCGCCCTTGTAAAATCGCTGGAAACCTTTTTATCCTGCGTCAGTTTCCAGAATGTGGCATTATCCTCTGTCTGACCCTCGAAGTATTTTACGAACTTATCTCCTTCCTTTTTGGAGATAATATTGCCGACGGCCTGATGAATGTGGCCCGCGCCATCCCCGACGACGAAACGGATCTGTTTTTTATTGACATGAACCTTTGCCTTTTTCTGATTAAGGTTGTCTAAAGTTATTTCATCCCCTATCTTGAAATCCATTTCTTTTTGCAGTTGTGCCATGGCGTCTTTGACATCCGTATATATGAACCGTTTGGTCATATACCTGAAGTTTTTCTTGTCACCTTCTCCGAATTCAACATCCAAGTTGACGGAAACGACAAAACCATTTTCAGCGCCTTCAAGATAGATTGTTTTAGACATTAGGCGGCCTTTGCCGCCCAGTTTGAATATCTCGATGGCTTCCTGATCCAATTGCGCATCTCCTGCCAGTCGTCCTTCAAACTTTTTCAGGATCTCCATTTTGCGCTCCTCAAAAAAAGGCCAGCGAGGCCGGCCAAGGTTATCAATTTCTAAGCTACCGAACGATGAAGAAAATATCGCTTAAAGAAATTACGGTATATGCGTCGTTCCCTATTTTTACCTCCACGCCTCCGCCAGGAAAGAAGAAAATGTGTTCATTTACTTTAAGAGCCATATCGGGCTCTTTTTCTTTAGGAATCGACCCCATCGCCATTATAGTTCCTTCAGATAATCTTTTCTTTGAAGCATCGGGAAGAAATATTCCTCCAGGAGTTTTCTCTTCCGTCTTTAATTTTATGAGAACCCGTTCCGGCATCATAGTTACGTTCAGTTTTTCCTCACCGAAAGATGTAGTTTCCATCTGCTACCTCCTTCTGCAAACTTGCGGAGAATTACTGAATAAAATCCTCAGACCTCTTTAGGCCCTCTATTTCTTTTCCAATTTCGATAGGAATAAGCCCTTCCCGTATTCTCTGATTTATCCAGGATAACCCAAACGACAAAACAATAGTTTCACCATCTTCTGTCTGGGCGCCAATAGCTACAGCGTCTTCTCCATATTGAATATCAATTTGAATATCAATAATTCTAACTAATTCCATCTTTATCTTCCCGATAAGCCAAAGCTATTAAATCCCATCCCATCAATTTAATAAAATCCTTAAACTCGCAATCAGGATGACCACAAATAAAAAGAACCTTAGTTCTGCCATCATCCCTTAATTCCAAAGAACAGACAGAAGATAACCTTCCACAACCTGGACAAGTAACTAAAGCCCTTGGCGTTCCATCCAGATTTATCCCTGCCTCCCAAGAAGGAAAATCATAATCCGTATTGCCTTTGTTAATATTTCTCATATAAAGTCATCCTCTTGCGGCTCCTCGTTCTCTCCATAGTTATTATCTTCAAGATATCGCACTATTTTATCATATAGGTCCTTAAATTTGTCCTTGTATAATTTTGCCGTCTCAAGCCAACCGATCAAAGAATCGAGGTGGTCCAGAGATACCTCGCTGAACTTCTTTCCCTTTAAGGATCCAATGGATATAACGGTTTGGCCTAAATCTGATTCGTTGGCTTCCATTTTTTTGTTCTCCTAATAATTATCTTATTAGATACTAATATACAGAACCACAATTGGGGCAAACAGCAGAAACTTTGTCAACTTTTTCTCCCCTTAGTTTCCTCTCCGCCCTATCAAAAGTATCTATTATCTTTTCAAAGATTTCTCCCGCTATCTTCTCCGCCTCACCAAAAGTTATCTGTTCTGGTAGATTAACCCAAAGAAAGGCATTTATTTTTTCCTTTAATTCGTCGACTTGTGTATCTCTAAATTTCTCGAAGTCCTCTATTATTGTAGCATAGCTTTTAATATGAGAACCGCCCGATATTTCTTCTTCACAGTACATTTCTTCCTCCTTCTGGCCTCTGCCGGAGTTAACGCCATCCCTTGATATAATCCTTATCTTTTAATTTCCCAACGATCGCCACCTGCCTTGCCAATATATTAACCGGCCACTCTAATTTAATTCCCGCCTGCTTTAAAGTAGCCGTGACATCTATTCCCATAGCCTCGGGGCAAAAAGAAGCAGCATAATCTTTCCCCATTTTTAATAATAATCTATTGACCTTTTCCTGAAGTTTCTTTCTCGCCCCGTTCTGCCAATATAGACAACAATTCAACTGTCTCAAAGTCCAAAGAGGATGTTTTGCTTTTAACTTATTCCTATGCCTTTCTAAATTAAACTCATTTATAGCCGCAAAGAAAGGCTTCCTCATTAAAAATATATCTTCAAAGAATGGGGCAGAAGGCGGACAACCCTCTTTAATATTATAATTCGGACACCCATCAGGATGTCCCGGATACGCCCTTTTGCAGAGCCTTCTAACTTTATGTCTAATAACAGGATTTATTCTAATTATCATTTTTACCTTACCTTTCTAATATCTCTTTATCTCCTTCCTGATATTCCAAAAGGGCACAGAAAGGAGATATCTTTATTTGCCCTATTAAAAGGGCTCTGAGGGAGTTCATCCCCGCATAATATAACGGCGACTTCACGCCATGCCTCGCATCGAGGCCCTAACAGTTAAAGAAACCCCGATGTATAGAATGGTAAAGGCCAAACATGCCATCCCGCCCTGGCACAAAAGACTCGCCAGAACGGTCCAACATAGAAGACCTCCTGGACCGCCGTTAACGTCCAGAAGATCCCCAAAACCATTGGCACAGAAAATAATATTAATAAAATCATTAGTATCCATCCCTTTTACCAAATATCACAAAACCCCTACAGTTGCCTTGACTTTCCCCGAATGAGCAAACACCCTAACAAATATCCCTACTTCCTTATCCACGGGCAACCTTCTCATAGCAGAAACTAACAACCCTATTTCCCGCCTTTGTGAAAGATCCGTCATCTCTTGAAAATCAGCCTGCCTAATCTCTTCAATCCTCCCTTTCTTATTTATATATAAAAGCCCCCATTTATCCGGCAATTCCTTTTCTTTAATAAGTCCAACAGGGCACAAATAATAACGATATCTCCCCAACCCATTTATCTGATATCTTCTAAAATGCTTCTTATTATCTGCAAGGAAATCTCCCCTTGAAACCTTACACTCAATTAAATAAGATATACCAGAAGACCTAAAACCCACAGCATCCGGTATTTCTCCTGGCGCTATTATTCCTGTAAGGACAACCGGGCACCCACTTCTATGAAGCCACTTAGACGCAGATCTAATTAATTTCCTATGTATCATCTAATTAATTTCCTATGTATCATTAAATCTCTTTCCCCACAACCCCTTTTCTATGGCCCCCACAACCTCACGATATCCCCCATGCCACGCCCTCGTAGACCCCTTGCCATGAAACTTGCATGAACAAGGGAGTTACCTCCTTTTTAGGTAAGCCCCTTTGGAATATTCAGAGGAAGTATATAAAAAACGTATATAATCCGTTAATAAACTCCCTGTATTTCATATATTCCAGAAGGTTTTAAGTATATCTAATTAATTACCTCTTCTGATCCAAGGGGATTTCCAAGGAGATATTTATCTTAGTTTCTTTAATTCTTTAATTCTTTAATTCCTTAATTCTTTAATTCTCTAATTATCCATGGCCAAGGACTTCACAGGAAGATAATATCTTTTAATTTCTTGGACTTCATAGTGGACCTCACAGTATTTCCTATATCTGTGCAGAATATTAATATTTCTCTGATATATCTTATATATCTTATATCTCTTAATCTCCCTGTTTTCCTGTATATCTCTTAATATCCATTATTAATTATTCTATCACGCCATGCTCTAAAAATGGGTTATATATTCGTAAAATCTGTGGCTATTTGTGATTACCTAAATAAGAGATATGTAAAAATATATAACCTTTTTCCTTAAACTTAATTTTTTTATTCTCCCCCCCCTATTCCTTATATATATACTTTATTTGGGTTGTCTGGCCAGAGGTTTTATATCTCTTTGTTTATCTATATATAGGCTCCTGCCTTTAATTATTTATTCTTATATATATGGCCAAGGATATATAGGCCTTCTTTATATAGGCTGTCCAATTCATAAGCCTTGTATATATGGCCAAGATTATAAAAGGCTTTGCTTATTTAATATATTATATTCTCCATATATATAGACTGCCCAGAGAGAATGTTGTCTCAATTTAATTATATTCATATACACGTCCTATATATAGGCCTTCTTTATATATACAATTATTTGTCGCCAGTGTTACGTCTGTGCAAGTTATATATATAGGTTGAAAGAATAGATAAAACATAACAGTTTTATACGTCTTTTATGTATATTAAACCAGTATGTAGCAATCGTTATTTGAATAGGGGAAAGGGAGAGTTAGGTATATCAATGTCAATGGAAACTCCAACGCCATAGAATGCAAGTTTAACTTTATTAGGTATATCAAAGGATCCTGCTTATGTATTTACAGGGTTGTCCATTATATATCACAGGGTTGTTCATTATTATATATCAAAGGATAACTATAGTATCTATATAATCTACACACTACTATGTAAGCGAATACTATCCTATATATATGTCTAATCTTTAATACTCTATATAGCTTTGATTCAACTTTATTCCTTCTTGAATTGTCCCTATATATATTAACTCTATTAGAGGAGAGTTAGGTATATCAAAGGATAATAGATATATAGGATAACACCTCCTATTATATACAAGAAGATACAGACATACACGTTCCTTCCCTACATATAACATATATAACTTTTACTTAAAATAAGTTCGGCTCTTTTCTTTTATCAAGCTTGAGTATATTAAGGGAAAGAGAACTAAGTATATATAAGAAGATAGTTAAGTATAATAAGGGGATAATTTAATAATTTAATAGGATAACGCCCTTAGGTATTTAATAGATATATATAAGAGGATATATATATACCATATAGTTATGTTGTATATAGTCTTTAGTTATATATCTATTCTTTCTTTCTTATCTTCTCTTTAAGTATATCAAAGGATGATCCGGTCCGCATATATGAGAAGATCATCCAGTCTTCCTTGCTGCTCAATCGTCATCTGTACTTTCCTCCTCTTTTGGTAGCAGATTAGATATATATGAGGTTAAACTACCTTATGTTCGAGCAAAACATCCAATACATTTTTCCGTCCGCAGAAGAACGAGAACCCTTCCGGCCAACGACTGAGACAGCAAAGCCCACCCCTTTGCTCAAAAGTGCTCATGATTTCTTCGGCTTTTTCTTTACTGTAACCCAGACACATGATATCGTCAATTATACTCGCCTTGCTCATGGCTGCCCGTCCACCTTCTAACTGTATCATCATTTTATTTCCTCCTTATTCTTGCCGTATTTCAAAGGCATCTAGATCAATGGTTCGTTATTCAGAAGACCTTTCGGTTCGGTGTCGTTCCTATGTTCTGTTGGGTCAACGATCTCTTCCGCAAACCTTAATAAAAAGGATCTTGCAGCTGATATCATCGCCCTTGCCTGAATCTGAGTTTCAAACGGCAATATATCCAGCTTCCCTTTGTCATTGTATTCGCAGATCTTAAGTATTGTCAGGGGCTTCTTGAATAGGTCAGGCGATAGGTCAGCCATGAATATATCCCATTCCTCTTCATCCCATTCGTTCCATCGTTTGCCGAACCTGGATTCCCCTTCCTGGAATGTCATAATATTCTCCTTCTATATCCCTTGTTTACCACGATAGTTATTCCATTGCTCTACCGCTAATTTTTTGGAGATTGTATGGGTCGATCCTGCCCCACAAGTAGAGCAGGATATAATATGATACCCTTTCAGGAATTTATATTCTGGAATCTTATTACATCTGCGACAATATAGTATCACTATTGGATCGTCTGGTATTCCGCATATTCTATCCATCTTTGCCTTCTGCTCTAAAGCATCAAGGGCAAGAAAGAAAAAGTCCTTTTCTTTACCGAAGCGACTCATATATTCTCCTTATGTTCTGGCCTCGGTCAACGAGGCAGCCCCATTTCGGTCAAACAGCGGCATGTTCAATCCTTTCCTTGCGTTTCCAACTTATAACTGTCTATCATGGACGCGCATTCGTCAGCTACGTCGCGGAGCCAATTCACGTTTTCGTCCCAGAGGCGAATAAACCCCTCTCGATCTTTGGATCTCACGCGATCTATTCCCATAAACTCGAATCCCGTGTGGCCATACCACTTGCTCATCAGGTCTTTCTGGGCCCGGCTACACATGTCGGCTCCGATACATTCGCATAGAAGGCATTGGCGGCGAATAACATTGAATACTCGCCCCATCCCAACCTTGGTATCTCTGCCCCTAAATGATTAACTGGCATATATCCTCCTTATTTTCTTCGCTTAAGCCATAGCGATATTAATATACATATCACTATGACTATCGCTGATATAACGATCTCGAACGGAGTTCTACTCGAGAACATATATCCTCCTTTATTTAATGGCCCGATCTTTTAGATATCTCGAATAGATACCCAACAAAATAAAGCCCAGTCTTGCAGTTATTTTAATATCGCCAGAATCGCCGTTCATGGTTCTTAAAGCAATGTCTATTTCATTATCCATTTTTTCTATATCGATTAGATCTAATGAAGCCCCCATTTTTTCATAATAAACTAACATCCTCTCCGCTTCTTTTAATATATTCTCCTTATTCATCTTCTTAGGCATATTTCTCTCCTTTATTTAATTTAAAAATCAAGTATCCGGCCATTATATGTTATTGCATATCCCGTCTCGCCCTTGACTATATGTTTATATTTCTTAGCATGTTCGTAAGCTTCTTTTTGTGCAGTAAGATAATTCTCCCATTTCCTATCACAATTTGTGCAATGAAATATCGCGTGAACTATTCCTTTAGTTGTCTTCATATTTCTCCTTTATTTATCCGCCAGACAATCGCCGTCAGTATTATATTCGTCAAAAGCAAATCGGCATATATGTTTATCTTTACAATTATTACAGGTATAAAAAGCATCCACTCTATTCCATTTTCCTTGTCTTTCCAATTGTTTGAACTGAATATAAAAACCAAAACAAGGAACAGGGAATATATAAAGCCTACGTCTTCCTCTGTTCCAATAAGCTCCAATCCAGAGATCAAACCAGGCGAATATCGGCCTTATTCGCATTTTATCTCTCCTTTATAGGCCTCAATCCGATTATCTTTGTACCATCAGGCAATGTTTCTTTCTTAACTATTTCAAAATAATATATCTCTTTTCCTAAAATATCCATAGCCTCTTTAACTATTGTTATTTCTCTTCTGTTCTTTTTTTTAATTTCAGGCATATACTCTCCAGGATGATTCTCCCACCACTTCTTATTATCCTGCCTCGCCGGCCATGGACAGTTCTGTTGATTGCAGGGCATATTAAACGGGATCTCTTTGGTTTTCTTATGCCTACATATTCTTTCCTTTTCTCCCTCTATATCCACAGCATATTTACAAATTCTTGGCATGTTTCCTCCTATATACTTCTTCTCGGACTTTCTCCTCGTATGCGCGAATTTTTAATATTTCATCAAACTTCCTACTTAATTCTGCTATAATATCTCCCAAATCTGTCTGCTCCGTAACATCCATTAAATCTATTAATAATTGTCTAATTTCAGCAGTTTGGTCCGTTTCGTTTAATGGCATTATTCCATCACAAAATATTCGTCTTCCTGCATCCGATTTCGTTTCCATTATTCATCCATTCCAAATTGAGCAATAAAATTTCTATATTGACCTTTAGAATCAAGATACCACCAATGTAAAAAATATGTATTTTCCTTTGTTTTAAATACCTCTATTGCGGGCATTCCCTTTATTTGAAAGCCAAAGTTAAAAAATAATTTGGCCTGATGCTGTTCAATATAGGCAGTAAGTTCTTTAGGTGTTAGGATTAATATTCCCTTCATCTTATTTCTCCTTATATCTGTTCCGGCATAGGCTCTCCAGTTCTTAAACACATCCCTTCATCGTTGCATATTTTATTATCAAAAGAACAAATGCCACAATATATCGGAATTTCCTTTTCTTCCATAACAGTATCTATATGTCTTGAACAAATCCCCGGTGAGTCAGCAAATCCTTGGCGCCCTTTGTTGCAGCAGGTTAGGCCCAACTCCGAGCATTTGGGACAAATGTAGGTTTTTATCGTCGTTTTAAACATGGCTTCCTCCTTATATCTGCCGTTTATTCCAACGTAAGAACCATATAAGAAAAGGAACCGTCCTGATCTTTTCTAATCCAATGCAAAAAATACTTCCCATCTTGGGTTTTATATACTTCTATGACAGGGCAGAGTGATGGGGCCGAAACTGTGAAACCGCTTATAATCCGGGCGCCTTTTTCTTTAATAAAGCTTAAAAACTGGTCATAGGGATAGAACAATATCTCAGGCATATTTTCCTCTCCTTATCCTTTTAATAACTCCGCCTTTTCTATGCACCCACTGCCTAAATTCCGATATCTCTACTCTCTTATTCTCCGCCCATTTCGCTATTGGCGGCGCAACAACTATCTTCTTATTTTTAGTAATTATTCCAAAACAAGCGTATTTTAAATCAATATAATAAAGCGCCATTAATCCATCCACCCTAACAACCTGTTGTATTCCTTTATTATATCTGAAATATCCACAGAACTGAATTCTCCCATTCCTATATCATCCATCGCCTGCCACAATATATCTCTAATAGGCCTCATTACATCAAATAGCATTTGTCGCATTCTATTATCATCTTTGTCCAGGTTAATAATATAAGGTTTCAAAGAGGTAACGGTTTTCTCTATCAAATTTAATAATTCAATATTATTCTTCATGTCTTTCTCTAAATCTTATTTCGCCTGTTCTATTTAAGCGCCCAATTTCAACCCCAAATTGAACCAATAATAATCTTATATTAGTAACAAGGCCTAAAAAATCGGAAGCAATATTATTATGATATAGTGTTCTTTCCCTGTTATTTTCAAGAAGAGGGTTTTGGGAATAAATACCTTTTCGTATTTCTTGAATTTTCTTTAGAGACTCCGCCAAGAAAATAGCGAACCTTTCCCGCAAAAGAGCATCTTCCTCCCATCTCTCATTTACAGACATGGCGGTCTCCTATATACAATTTTTCCACGGCGGTCTCTTATTTCTACAATTTCGCCATTAAATATCCGCATTATATCCTCGGCAAAGGTATTCCTAAAATCCAAATTAGGGCTAAGAAAAGCCCTATCATTAGGCCCATCTTTCACGATCACAGAAAAATCTTTATAATGAACATTACCATTGGAATCAATGTATTCCAATTCTTGTGGCATCCTGTGCTCCCTTCAATATTTCGTTCGAAATATCTATCTCAACCTTCACAAGAAGATTGAGAAGGCCATCTATCTCTTTTAATTTACATTTTTTAATATCACCGGCCTTTCTCTCTATTCGTTTCCCTATAGCAGAATGTAGATCAATTATTGCATCTTTAGACCATATATCAAAATCTCCCTTAAATACCTTGCTCCCCTCTTGCGCTAGAAGAACCGTTACTGACCTTTTCATTCGCTTTCTCCTTTGCTACGTATTTCGGCCTTCCTTTCTCGTCTTTAGTTAATTTCCAACCTAATGCTTCCATTCTTTTATTATATTTATCTATTGCAAAATCCATACAAGTATCACAAAAAGTAGATAGCATTTTTTGCCGTTGGTGACCACATATAGAGCAAATGGGCGCACCATTTTTAGACCGAGGTTCCATCAGGATCTCCTTTAATATTTTATCGGGCGGGGCGCCTCCGGGCAGCAAACCCCACCCATGGTCTGAATAGAGCGCAAATATTCACGTTTTAACTTGATTTACACGCCTTCCTCCGCCCAAGTATCGGAGTCTAACGGCGCATATTCCACCTCCTTTTCTTTCCATTTCAAAGGCCAAAAGAAGTGTGTTAAAGGCAGGTTGTTGCTTGGATCCTTTAAAGCAATCTCTCGCGGTCCAGGCAACGAATGAAACCTGCCTTACACCTAAATGTTATAGTATTCGATAAATTATATTAAATCCAAGGATTGCTACTACCTTCAACTTTCCAAGGATATCTGGAGAATTCTGTTTTCGGCCGTGCATTTAGATCATATATCTTTATTTCTATAGCGTCAGGATATGTGTTCATTATATCTTCCATGGCATCCTGGGCAGTAAATGTATCTCCAAAGAAATTATAAACATCTGTAACGAGATATCCCCAATTAAAAACAACAGTTGCCCGAAGTCGGGCAAAACTCCTATCGTCCATTTTAATAACATCTTCGAATTCGAATTTGATCCCGTGATCGTTACAGTACTCCTTTTGAACGGAGCCCATTTTAACCTCCTATAATATTTTACCAACTTGCGGCCTTTTCTTTTCTCTTTTCAATGGTTCAATTATTGTTCGCCCATCCGCAAGCAAATCAAAAGGGGAAATATAATAATAACCTAATTTATAATCAGCATATCTTACCTTTCTTTTCTGCCAATAAACCTTAACTCCCGCTTCACAAATAGTTCTAAATTCAATATAATAAGCTTTATATGATTCTTTTCTCCATTCGCAAGTTACAGGCAATCTTAAATGATCTTTTCTAATATTGGTATCTTTAAATTCTATATAAGGACCGCGCTCGCCAACAACAATTCTTGTATATCCTGCGGCAACTAATAACCCGTCCCTTGTTCTAAATTCGATATTATGCCAAGTATCATTAGGCACAATAGGAATTTTAAGCCGCTTTTCATAATTCGTTGCCATATCTTTTCTCCATTATTTCAACGGGTTTCCAGACCTATTATCCAGAAACCCATTGTTCCAACACGCACGATATCTTATAAATAAGCGAGTTTCCGAGGCCCGCGAGACAGTTCATCGTACATTGATAGCGCCTGCCCCGCTTTCCTAAGGCAGTAGGCGAACGATTTGTAGGCGACCTTCTGCCCTGTCGCCTTTTGTCGTCCCTCAACAAAACCTCGGCTTCGCATTTCCAATTTTTTTTACATAGGCGGTCACGAGTTTACGGCTTCCGCTATCGCCGCCAAGTTATCTCTTGGTCAGATTTAGGGCCAGGCCCGAGGGTTACTCGATTTTATTTCCACAGGCGCAGCAATTTAGTGGAGGCGGCGGGAATCGAACCCGCGTCCCGTCCGAGCATTCCCGCTCCGTCTACAATCATGTTCCTTTGTTCTGTATTCGGCACAAAGGAAAAGGCCTCTCCGGAACTTTCTCCGGATAAGTCAGCACCTATTTCTCGCATAATATCCGGCGCGAATACTATGCCAGTCTGAATCGCGGCGTTACTTCACAGAACTCAGACAATTCCATGAGCAACGGAATGATCGTCAAGCAACCATTCTGGCGGCCATCTCGCTCCTGAAATTCAGCGGCGAGGCGACCTTCTTATTCTTGTTGGCACTTAGTTTTTTTGTGCTCCGTATCGTGGTAGCATACGGATTGCAGGAAACGCTTCAACCCGCCGGTCGAGCCCTTTACGCCCCCAAATTATCAACTACCAAATATCAGCATCTTTATGAACTATTCTTGACCCCTTCTTGTTAAATATTTCACTTTGTTTTATTTCAAAAGTATCAGAATGTATAACCCCATCATCCAGCAAATAATCCAGGAAAAGTAATTCTACAATCTGTTCTCTTTCCTGTATTGCCCTTAAATATCTTTCTTCTAAATGATTTCCCGCCGGATCCTTCCTAATCTCTTCTTCTAACTGGTATACCTCCGCAGTTAATTGCCTTACTCTTTTTGTTCGCCTTTTAATAATTGCTTCTGCTATTTCGTTCTTCATCTTTCCTCCTTTTATACTTCTTGACCCGTATTTTATCCATTTCCTTATATATTCTGCCTTCATATTCCTTTAACGATTCTCCCTTAAACAATGCCTCTCGTCTATCAGGCGATAACTCCCAAAATCTTTTAGAAGTAATAAAACCTTTATTATTTATTTCCTGTTTGGGTATATCTTTTATATTCTCCGCTAACTTGCCTCCCGCCTTCTTAAATATCAAAAACCTGCAACGATTACAAGCCCGCCAATGAAAATGTATTCTATCTCCCACTAACTCCATATACCACACAATATCGTTCTTTTTGCCGTGCCCGCACAAGGAACAGCCCGATTCATTTTTTCCAAGGCGATATTTAATAAACCTTACTTTTGGTTTCATATCTTTTCCTTTATTTTATTGGCGGGCGCCCCGCCCGCCGTATGAAGAGGAGCAACACCATGTCTCAGTTAGGCTTGACGACCTTTCCATATATCTTCTACCGATCTCCCTTTATGTTTTTCCACTATTTCTTCAATTTCTTTTATTTCTATTCCATAACAAGTAATAACAACCTTTATATCGTGCCAGGCATAAAGGATTTTTAACCCTAAAGCATTTATAAAATCCGCCGCATCCAGTACAGAAGAAAAAATAAAGGCCCTGGAATATTCTCGAAAAGGCGTATACTTTGTCATTCCTGTCCTCCTCCGATATTTCTTACCATGGGGTTATTTCTTGTGTACCTTTTACCGTAGGTCAAAATTTCGATTTCAAATATAAACTGTTAATCAAAGATTCTTGCCCTAACCCGGCGCAATAAATACAAGAGCATATTCATGTGTCCTGATAAGATATCTATTGCCTTTTCTCGCTGTACTAAAGCGAACCGAAACTCCGTTCATTTTTTTAGATAAAACAATTTCCTCTTTTAATTTAAATCCGATCTTTTTATGAAGCCGAGTTATATCGTGATTTAAACAAATAAGATCATTATCTTCTCTTAGCATTCCCACAACCCAGCACGAAACGGCGCCTGGCTTTAATATCCTGAGGCTTTCTTTTATAACTTTAAATATTCCTTTTAAAAATTCTTTATATGAAGTTGCCATAGATAAATCTTTTTCCCCTCCGCAATATTTCTCAAGGCCCCAATATGGCGGACAGGTAATAAGAAAATCCGCCGAATTAGTTTTAATATTCTTACAAATTGTAGCGTCTTGACATAAAATAGAAACTCTATCTTCTACTTCGCTCTTTATGGCCAATTTCCTTATCGCTTTACATTCTATTTCTCTTAATTCCAGGCCAACATATTTTAATCCATGTTTTGCGGCCATTATCGCCCGAGTTCCTCCTCCGGCGAAAGGATCGATACAGATACCTTTTTTCGGAGCATATATATTAAGTAGCCAATAAGCCACCGCAGGATTAAAAATACTTGGAACTATTCTCCGCGTCTTATCGCCAGTCTTTTCCTTCATCCAAGCTGATTTTCCGCCATGTTTTCTTTCATGAGGAAAGGCTGAATGACCGCCAATACGAGCAAAACCTATATCTCCAATTTCTTTTTTTAATTTCATTACAAAAGGATCGTTATAATTACAATCCCAAACAGATATAGGCCAAATCGGATACCAAAATTGTCCTGTTTTAAATTTGCCAACTTGTTTACCAAATAAGTCCTTCATATTTCTTCCTTTATTATCTTATATCATTAATGAGCCTATTTAAAAGCAGAAACGAGGTCGCCATATATTTCCTTTTTAATTCTGGCTATTTCAACTAATGTTTCTTCTCGTTTTTTAGCAGCAGCCTTTATCTTATCTTCCGTTTTAAATACCTTTTTAGATTCGTCCGTTTTCTTTATTTGTTCCTGCAATTTTTTTAGATATCTCTTTAGTCTTGTGAATTCAGAGTTTCTCTTTATTTCGTTTCGGGGTTGTTCTTTTTCTTTCCGTATATTTTCAGCAATTCTTAATAAATTCTTTTCTATTTCCTTTTTTATTTCTTGAAAATCTTGCTCTATTTCTGCCGCGCACTTATTATTCAAATGTTTCTCACAATAGAAAGTTCCGGCCAATGCACGGCAACTACAACTGGGCTTGATACAGTAACGAGAAGAATGCTTTGAGAATGTCTTCCAGAATTCCTTTAAAGTACAAGTAGCAAAAAACGCTCTTATTCTTGCTGGCCGCCATGAAGCCTTCGGTATCTCTGACATTTTATCCTCCTTTATGTATTTTCGGGAAATGTGACTCTTACGTTCATTATATTAAGAAAAGAAACTTCCTGTAAATTAACAACAGAAAACTCTCTATCGATATATTTCTGCATCATTTCAGGATCATCTAATAAACGAATAAGGGCTTTATTGTCAGAACAAAGAATAAACTCCTCTAACTTTCCCTGCAATGTCGCGCCTGTTCGAAAATGAATAGTAACACTCGCCCCAATATGATATTCTTTATTTCTCATTTGATCACACAAGAGTTTTCTTAACTAATAAACCCCTTTGTAATCTTGAACCAAATTTATCTAAGTATTCTTCGAAAGTAATGCTATTTCTAAAAACAGACCCGGTTGCAGAATAAAACCTAACCAAAGGCGTTATTACACGTCTATCCCAGCCTTTCGGAATATATTCTCCTAACTTCTCAATATTCAAAGGGCGATATCTCATAGGAAATGGCAATACGCCAAATTTCCTCAATAATTCAAGTCTATACAAAGTTTCTTCTAATGTATCTTTATAACCAAATAAAACATATACTCGAATATCTCGTGCCTTCCATCCCGCTCTTATAGCTATTTTTATTGCATTTATTACCTGGTCTTCCTCTTTAATAGAATCAAAAGCGAACCTCAATATACATTTAATTTCTGCAAATTTGCTGGCTATTGTTTTCGTAAACCTACAGGCATCTAAGCCTTGATTAAAATCAACTAAATTAAATCTCTTGCACGAATCTATAACTTTCCAAATATGCTTTTTAGATGCTGCAAGTAAATTATTATCACAAATTATTGGCGCGGGCTTAAATTTTATGATTTCTTTTATGTCTCCTTCCAATCTTGGGACCGCACAAAATCCACAGCTATTCGGGCAACCCCTTGTTGTAAATGTTGCATTTGGATTATATAAATTTAAAGGTGAAACACCCCTTGGCGCATCCTCTTCTACATTTGCAAGGCCTTCGAACTTCTGTCGAGCCAAAACAGCTCCAGGACCGCCAACAATTATTTTTTTAGGAGGAAAAAAAGACCCCAACGAAGCTTTTATTTTTCTTATCGTCTTTTTTACAAGCCAAGTAAAAGGAACAGAAATATATAAAGAATCTTTTTGCTCCCAACTTATCGGCCCAAGCTTCCATTTATTTTCGCGTTTTAGATTATTCATTAAAATACCATTACTTCGGCGTCGTTATCTTCCGCCTGTTGTTTTAATTGAGCATCTGCGGCGGCCCTTGCAATTTCTCTTCCAAAATGAATAAAGAAATCAAATCGCAATGCCGCGAGCATTAAGGAATCTGGTCCGTGATCTTCTGCCTTAATTGGTTTGCCAAATTCGTCTTTCTTATAATTAACTAATTGCCGATATAATATTCTATTAGACCGCACATTTAAAATCCTTAATCTACTCGAATTAATATATCTTTCCAGGTTTTGAATTCCTGTTTCTTTATATTTATTAAATGCAACGCTTTCGACAGTAAATCCAGACTTTCTTAAATACATTATCCCATAACTTTGTTCACTATCCCCGTATACAAGAAAATCGCCAAAACGAATTCTTATTGCCTTTAATGTACTAACAATATAATCTAAATCCCTTCCGACTGAAAAATCAGAAAAAGGAACTATTAAAGCGTTGCTCCCTTTTATTGCCAAAGTAATAGCGCACTGTTTTGATGTTCCAAAATCAATCCCAACCGATCTTTTCGTATCCTGCAAGTTAGGAATTATAACTCTATCAACTAAACTTCTTCTTAATTTCTTTGTATTATAAACTTTTGATTGTGTTTCAGGGCGACAACATTCAAATTCAACCTTCCAGTTTTGCCCTTTTATTTCCGCCTTTTTCTTTATCTTCAAAGCCTGTTCGAAACTAAGCCAGCCATCGGTTTTTCTGGCTATTCCATCGCATCCAAAATATCTTACTTTAATTATGTTCCCTTCCGAATCTTTTTTAATTTTCTTACGAGTGAAAACACATTTCTTACAATCAATATCCCTTTCACATTTGGCGAAACAGGAAAAAATATTCCATTTAACTCGAACAAAATCTAACGCCTCTGCTTGATCCCACGTATCCGCAAAATGCCCAACCGGCAAATGAAATGTCGACAAATATAGAATAACGAAATCTTCTTGTGTTATTACTGAATTTGTCGCCTGCAAAATATTATCATCTTTATATCTTTCTTTCTGGCAAACCTCATCGGCAACGAATCCTTCCGGATGTTTCCCTCTCGTTGCATTTTGTGAATTAGGAATAACTTTTAAATTTACACCATTTTTTAAATTAGTCCTGTGCATTAAAGGTTCGCCATCAAGCAGCCTTTCTTTTAATGATGGCAAACATTCCCAAAATGCTGTAATATAACTATAAATTTCTAATGCTTGTTCTTGCGATCCTGCAAGGTCTGAAAAAGAAAGTTTTCTCCAAACCATACAAATGAAAATAAGAACGGCGGCTATAAGCGATTTCCCTCCGCCTCTATTTGCCCAAACAATTATCGCCTGAACAGTATTTCCCTTCTTATCTTTTCTTGCAAAAAATAAATCCGCCAAAACCTTTAAATGTTTCTTAATAAGTTTAATTGTTTGTTTCTCACCTCGTTTTATAAACCACAAATTATTTTCAACAAAATCCTTTATCGCGTTTTCTTGCCTTCTATAAAAAACCTTTCTTGTTTCTTCCGGATTCCTTTTTAAATTAAAATCATAAAATTCAATATTAGGGTCTAAGTTCCGATTCTGCTTGAGCTGTTCCCACTGTTCCACTATTTGGCCCAAGACCGTATTCGGCGAGTTTTCTGAAAATTCGTTCCTTAATTTTTTCATTATTAATCTCTTGATCCAAAACCCCAATAATTACAGAAACAGTTTGTTGAAGAACATGAATAGAAATAGTATGTTTAACGCCATGCTCTAATTTATCCAGCCTTTCGATATCCTGCGAAATAGAATTTAATAATTGGGAAGCATTATTTATTGTTGCAATATTTAATCGTTTTTTCTCTGCCGATCGCCTTGCAAATAACTCATCCAGCAATGCCCGTTTTAATGCAATATTCACGCGCAAATTGCAAAGGTTTTCATTACCTAAATATTTCGCAACTCTTTTAGCGAGTTTTTTGCGCAAAACCTTAGAATGTAGCCCCGTTTTTATAGGGCGCCCACCAGGATGTTTTTTGGAGCCGGCGCCATGGACTTGGCAAACGGAGAAACCTTCAACGGCGCGACGTCTGCATTGTTGGCCTGTCGCCTTACATTTTGCGTGGCATTGCATATCGTTCGCTCCCTTATAGCGCCCTTCCCTACCTCTATATACTATCTTTAAGACTTTAATACTTTAAATAACTTATGCCTCCGCAAACATTATAATTATATTTTAACCTAACTCATTAAAGCGTAAGGGGTTATGGAAAGACTGAATATCCCCCCTACATTTTTCGCTTTGTAAACTAATCTCCATCCGCCATCGCAGTCGCCCTTACTATTAATGATTCCATACGAAAACCGTAATAAAATGAATCCATCCCTTGTTCAATTTTAGCATGAAAAATAATACTATCTAAAATATTTCCTTCTGTATCTAATCTGCGAATTTCTGCTATTTTTTCATTTTTAAAATTGTGCAATATTTTATTGATATTTTGCGGTTTAAACGCTGCCGCCTTCGGACCGAATCCTCGAAAAACCCGAACGGCATTTGCCCCATAAGAACGGATAATGGATACCGGAACGTCCTTCCCTCCTAAAATTAATTGAAAAATAGAATATTCTGGTCTTCCTGCAAAAGAAGAAAAGAAGATCATTCCCTGTTCAAATCTTTGTCTTATCGTTTTATCTTCCATTTTCTAATCCGCCAATATTATAGACAAAACTTTAGCCAAGCCCTGAAAATTCCTGTGCTTCATTTCAAACTTTCTAACCTGTTTCATCATAGCTTCTATATCACAGAACCGAACCCCTTTTAATCTTTTATATATTTTCGAGAATTCCTGTTCATATTCTATTCCGAGTTCCCGACCATAGCGGCAAATCTTGACAAGTTTATAAGCAAGATTCACAACAGGCAAATTATCTTGAACCTTTTTTATAAATGGTTTCGGATCATTATCCTTTTGTAGATCCTTTAAAGTAGGATATTTTTTAACAATTTCTAAAGCCCGTTTTTCCCCAATCCCCATAACTCCAGGAACGTTATCGCCAGTATCCCCCATCAAAGATTTGACCTTGATAAAGTCTTTTGGCATTATTCCATATTGTTTTTTGAATTCTTTAAGATCTATCATTTCCTTTTGCGTTGGTCTAAAAACGCTTATTTTTTCATCTATTAATTGAAGGAGATCTTTATCGGCACTCGCAATAATTACATTAAGACCGTCTCCAGCATATAAACGAGACATAATGCCCATGATATCATCGCCTTCTACTCCTCGAATTGAAACCTGCCTAACATTTAAAACCTTAAAGAACTTCTTTGCCATTTTGATCTGTTTAAACAAAGGTTCTAATTTCTCGCGAGATTCTTTTCTATTCGCTTTATATTCTGGAAAAATTCCCTGCCTTAAAGCCGATCCGCCTTTCCCATCCCAGCAAATAATTAAACGATCATAGCTTAGGTCGGCATACATTTTCTTTAACATTTGAAGAATGCCAGAAATAACAGATGTAGGAACTCCTTTAGAAGTTTCTAAATTTCTGGTCATGTAGGCCCGGAAAGCGAATAAATTGCCATCAAGTATTAGAATCTTCTTATTATTCTTCATCGCCTTCTTCATCCTCTTCATCTTCATCTTCTTCTTCCTTTTTCTTAGATGGGGGCTCTTCCTTCCGAATATAAGCCGGCATAACCCGCTCAATTAATTTCCTTATTTCAGCAAGATCGATAAATTTATCAACAGAATTCACCAAATCGATAGCAGCAGATTCGAACTTGGAAGAAACCGCTATTATTCTTTTCCCGTGCAACCTCAGATATTCTATTACAGGAACGAAATCTCCATCCCCAGTGACTAACACCGCTATATCGAAATTTCTTTTGGTCAACATCATATCCATGGCCATTATAATATCTGTGTCTCCCTTTACTGCAACCTCTCGCCCTGATTTCTGAATTCTTTGCTGCTCCCTCCTTCTTACAGTAAACCCATTGTTCAGTAAAAAGATGGCGAAGTTTCTCTTTTTCGTATCTTCCTCCCATGAAGTATAATAAAAGCAATTATATATGGCGCAATCTGCCGCTAACAATTCCCTCAATTTTGTGAAATCAACCTGCCATCCAAGATAACTGAGGGTTCCGTAGAGATTGTCGCCATCGATGAACAAAGCAATTCTTTCCTTAGAATTTAACATATCTCCTCCTCAATTCGTCTTCTATTCCTTCTTCCATATTCTGCCAGGCAGAAAGCATCGACTACATTGTCGCGAACTGCTAATGGCACGCCAGGGAAAGAGCAACCCGATATCTTTTTTGCGGCAGTAAACATCATCCCCTTCGATGCATGGCCATATCCTGCTATCTGTTTCTTTAAAGTAGTCGGATTAACTATTTTGATTTTAATATTTCTTATAAATAATCCTCTGCGAATACACCACCCTAACTCCCCAATATTAAAAACCATTCCGCCCCCTCTGCTTTTCTGATAGGCGTATCCTTCAACAATTCCCAAAGAAGGCTTGAATTTCTTTAAGATCTCTTTTATTTCTTTCTCTATAAAATAAAGACGTGGATCTCCTCTTAACTTTCCGGGGCGAATAACGCCATACTCTTTTATTTCGCCCTTCTCTAAAAATGCCCAACCTGTCGCAACATGACTGGGATCAATTCCTAATATTCTTTTATACATTTTGTTTTATTACACTCCTTCTTTCGATTCTTTTAACCACTGCAACATCCGGCAGCTGGCTTCTTAATTCCTTCAAATGGGATATTACAATAACAGAACTAAAATTATTCCTCAAAGAATATAATAGATTAACCAACCGCTTCCTTGCCTTATCATCTAAGGAAGAGAAAACCTCATCTAAAAATAATAAATCACAATTCATACTCGAACTCTTGGCGGCTAATTCTGATAACCCTAAACCGATAGCAAGAATTATAGACTGTTTCTCGCCTCCAGAATACGATTCGAAATCGGCTATGCCTTCAGGAGATATTATGAATATATCCAATTTCTCTTTATAATTCCCCGATTTAGTTTTTGCGCCTGTTGTGAATTCTGCACTTATTCCCTCATCAGAGAGTATATCAAGATATTTATTTACTTTCTCATTTAAGACAGGCAGCACATTTTCTATTATTATTTGTCTTACACCTCCTGTTTTAGAAAACATTTCTACTACAAATTCTTGATTTCTTGTTTTCTTAACTAATTCCTCCCGTTCTTTATCTAATACGTTCGCGGCCTTTATCTCCGCCTGCATTCGTTCTATTTCACGATTAGCTCCTGCAAGTTTAGTCTGATGCTCTGCAACCGTACCTTTTGTTTTAAGAAGCCCTTTCCTTAATCTCTCTAACCTGTCAGCAGAATAATCCTCCGCTTTTATATCTTCTAAAATAATTGTAGCCCTATTCCTTGCCGCTTCTTTTCGTTTGGTTTCGACTTCTATTTCTTCAATTTCGCTATCAACCTTCAGGAGCTTTTGTGTTTCACGAATCCTGTCCTGTAAATCTTCAGCAGTTGGCAAAGAAATAATCTTCTCTCTTTTCCTTTCCAAAGTATCGAGCCTTTTAGTAATTTCTCCTATCTGTTTCTTTAACGCCTGGTATTTATTCCCTGCTATCGTTAAAACTTCCTTTTCATGATCCATTAATTTAGTTTTTACTTCTTCCGTATATTCGCGCTGGCACTCCGAACATATTTTCTTTTTCTGAATATAATTAATCTTATCCTTTGCATTCTTTGCTTGCAACTTGGAAGAGATTTTTCCTTCCGTCTTTTCTTTTAATATAGTATTTCTTTCTGCAATTTCTGCCTCTATCTCTTTTAATCCTCCTCTTACAATTTGAACATTATCTAATTGAAGTTCAAGATCTTTTATTTTTTCAGCGCTATCGCCTGATATCTCTTTCAGTTGGTCTTTTCTTCGATTCAAAGAATTTAATTCTTTGGCAGTATTTTTTAAAGTATTCCTTGCAGAAGTATCAGCGGCCTCAAGGCGCTGTAATTTCTTCACTAACTCGTTTAAATTACTATATTTCTCTTCTGCTTCCTGTAAAGTCTCTTTATAGACCTGGACCACTTCTTGTAAACTTTTTAATTCCTTTTTTAATCTGACCCTATTTCGCAATTCAAGTTCAGTATCAATCATTTTTATCCTATCTTTTGAAATAAATAGTTTCGCCCGGGATATGTCCGAACATTTATTTAATATTAAAAGGCCAAGAAAATTTGTTAAAAGTTCGTATCTCTCAGATGATCTCAGAGAAACAATCTTTGCAAGATCTCCTTGTCCAAATAAAACAGAATTTCTAAATGCTTCAAAATCAAATCCAATTAAATTTACAATTTCCTTATCAGTATCCTTCAGCCCCTTCCCGAACACCTCCCCCGTAGTCAAACAAGTAAAGCGAACTGCCCCATGATTGCCAGGATCTCGGCTTCTAATTACTTCATAATTATTTCCATTATGTTCAAATTCAAATGCCGCAGAACCAGAATTGGCCCCACGTCTTAATATCTGGGCCTTTGTAACGCCCCATCTTGTTGTCTGCCCGAATAAAGCGAAAGTAATAGCCTCGAAAATTGAAGACTTCCCTGCGCCGTTCGGGCCTACTATTAAAGAGAGCTGCTCAGAATAAAAATTGAATATATTAGTTTTCGTTCCATATTTAAACAAATTATTTATTTCGATTTTTATCGGCTTCATAAAGGATCTCCTTAGTTATATCCGTGATTTCCTGCCTATTCTTTTCCTTTGCAAACCTGTTAATATATCTCTTCAGATTCCCTTTCAATGACCCGTTGTTATTTATAGTTTCATCTTGACGCCGGCCTTTCGATTTAATTTTCCAGGTAACTTTATTCACAACAGATCCTTTCTTCTTTATTTTTTCTATAACTTCTTTTATAGGGATGTCCTTTATATCTTTCTTCCTACAATTAACCACAATTTTATAAATTGCATTAGGTATCAAATGCCCTTTTACTCCTTCCTTATTCACAATTATCTGAACTAAAGATTTATTTTCAATGGGAATGCTATGTAATTTCCCATTATTATAATATAAAAATCTTTTCTCATCTTCCCGCTCCCCGAAATCCAAATAATCGGGGCTGCCACAATAATAGAAATTATCCAAATTTTGTGGTTTATGTAAATGGCCAAGGATAAAATATTTGGCCTCAAAGTATTTATTAAACCCTTCTCTATTTATTCCACTTAATAACGCAAAGTTAGAAGCGCCAACGGTTGCCCCATTAATTAATAAATGGGCAAAGACACACTCATAACTCCCTTGGAATTCTTTACAGATTTGTTTTATATATTTATTATCCTGTTCCATTTGAAGTTTGAAAGGCAATATAAGGAATCTTTTCCCATCCCTTGTAAACCTGGACGGTTCCATTACAACCCGCAACCTCTTGTCCCGGAAAGGGACAAGAGGCGCGAGCGTCGTTGTTCTGACCCCTACATCATGATTGCCGGGAAACAGCACTACTTCGAAATAATTTGTGTATTCCTTTATTAATTGATTAAATTTTGCCCTCAGACTATTGGATATCATCAGATGCTCATATATGTCTCCAGCGACTATTAAGAATTGGGCTTCTTTCCTTTTCGCATAGTTAAAGATCTGATGTAGAATTTTAAACCGATCCAGCCCGGGAATTTCCTCGCCAATATGTAAGTCGGCCGTGCAAACAAACCGCATAATTTCATCCTTTCATTATCGACTTCCTTCTTTGTTTGGTTATGCGGTTTCTAAAAGCAGGCCGGCAAGGCTTTCCATTTCAGTCCTTTTTATATTATCCGTTATTTTTCCTGCAACAAATGCAAAGGCGAAAGCAGCGCCGAGAAGCGTCGGCTCCTCGTTCTTATACCTTTCAAGAACTCCTTCCTCGAATTTCTTCGAGAACTTATATTTTATCCGAATCTTCTCTAACCAAGCCGGGAATTTATCCACAGGAAGTGCTCTCTTTCTGGCCTTTTCTGCCATGGTTGATACTCCGCCCATTGCGCCCTCCAATTTAACGCAAAGCGCGTCTTCCATTTCAATTTGTAGCCTGGACGCGGGCGCCTCGTCCTTCCCCAATTTATCAAAGCGCGCCCTAAAATAGCGCTTTAATGAATTTCCCAACATAATCCGCGGCAGAATATAAGATGAAGGACTCTCGCGATATATCGCCAAGTCAAGTTTCGGCGAATGAAGGGCAAATTCAGAATTAGAGGCGATTATTCCTGCAAAATTCCCTCCCAAATTTTCGAACCCCTTCGTGAAAACTCGATTTGGCAGGATAACCCGGATGATCATTTCGTTATCCTGGAAAGCGGAAGATTCGATAATGATCTCTTCTTTCAAGACTGTTATGAAAACGCCAAGAAATAACTCGTGTGTGAAACGGATATCCTTGCCGAAAATAAATCCCCGAACGAATTTGCCCAGCATGTCTATTCCCCACTTCTCTTCCTTCGGCAAGGAAGCGAGGAACCAATTAAAGATATCCGCTCGGATATCAGGCGACAATGCCTTATAGAAATCCTCCGGAATTTTGAATCTTTTAATCAACTGGCTGAAGGCCAGAGGAGATATCTTACATATCTCGGGGCTCTTTTTCCCAATGATGAAATCAGGATAAACTAAATTATTGGACGGAGATACACGGAGGTTAGAGGCTTTCCCGCTTACCTCCTTAATTCCTTTGTGCGCAGCCTGAAGAAGATTTCTTATTTCCGCGAACTCTTTCTTGTTGTCCACCTTCTTTGCTTCCTGCTCCTTTGTTACCGTTGTTTCTTCCGACATGGTGTGCTCCTTCCTAAAAGCGTGACTGAATATAGTCACTCGTTATTTTTAAAAACCTTTTTCTTGTATTCTTTTTAGAAAGCAAAACTTCCAGAAACTTCTTCTGGCTTCTTTCAGTAATATCCTCGAATACAAACTTGCCCTTTTTCTTCCTTAGAATTTTTCCTTCCCTGGCCCAAAGAAATAATTCCTTCGCTTTATCTATTCCTTTATCAAAAGTAATGTAGAAACGTCCTACTCTAAAAGGCGGACAAATCTTAGATTTAACAACCTTAGCAAAAACAAAGTTTGAAGTTTCCTTTTGCCCTTCCTTTTCCGTTTTTACTCGTCTAATTTCAATCCGAACAGAAGCCCAAAACTTTAGCGCCCTTCCTCCCGGCGTCGTCTTCCCGCCACGAGAAAAGCCCCAGCCTATTTTATCCCTTTCTTGATTTAAGAATATAACGAGAACCTTTTTAATATCTGCCAATGCTGCTATTTTTCGAAGCGCCTTCCCCATCATTCTTGCCTGAAGCGCTACCGTTTCGTCATCCATTTCCCCTTCGAGTTCTTTCTTTGGAACTAAAGCGGCAACGCTATCAATAACAATCGTTTTTAGTTTGCCACCTTTTATTAATTCTCGAACAATTCCAAGAGCTTGTTCCCCGTAACTGGGCTGACTTAAATATAAATCCTCTATATTTACTCCTATTTTTTTGGCATAGGCAGGATCTAAAGCGTGCTCGGCATCTACTATTCCAGCAGGACCAAAAGTCTTTTGAGTATTGGCCAAAATTTTAAGAGCAAGAGAAGTCTTGCCGGCCGACTCCGGTCCATATAATTCTATTATTCTGCCAAAAGGAAGCCCTTTCCCGCCTAATGCCTTGTCAAGAGAAACCGATCCAGTTGATACACAAATGCCAGGATCAAGAGGTTTATCTCCAAGGCGCATGATCGAACCTTTTCCATATTTCTTCTCGATCAGCGCCATAGTTTTAACTATGGTATTCTTTTTCTTCTTTTTCATGTTATCTACCAATTAAGCTCGTCCTCGTCGTCGTCGTCATCGTCTTCACTTTTCTTGCCCTTTTTCTTTTTTCCGCCTTTCTTCCCTTTTTTGTTTTTCTTGCTCTTTTTCTTGTTTCTTTTCTTGGATTTCTTTTCCTCCTCCTCTTCCTCGTCGTCTTCATCCTCGTCGTCGTCGTCATCGTCGTCCTCTTCCTCGTCGTCGTCATCGTCGTCGTCTTCATCTTCTTCTTCCTCGTCGTCATCCCCATCTTCGTCATCGTCGTCATCGTCAGTTTCTTCCGGCTCCTCGCGATCCTTCTTTCCCTTTTTCAAAGAAAAGACCTCGTCGACTTTACACTTCGGTGTGCCATCGTCGTTCACGCTATCCGTATGAACGATTGAAATTCGGACCTTTTTCCCTTGCAGAATAGAAATGTCGAACTTCCCTGTTTTGAATTTCATCCCGCCAAGAAGCCGTTTGAGCCACCTGCCCGTTTTATTTTTTGGGCGGGCATCGAAAGGAGACCATGCTCGCATTTCTACTCCCTTGTGTTTCCCTTTCAGTATTTTAAAAGACCATTTTAATTGAATACCGTACTTTCCATCCTCCTTTTCTATCTTGGTTATTTGGGCAAGATAGATATCCTCCGGAATTGAAAACCCGGCGCTTTTCGGTGACATAGGAATTCTGAGGCGCTTCATTTCTTGCTCCTTTTCTTCTCTTTCCTTGCCTTGATTTCCTTTATATAGTCAGCAATGTCCTCCTGGACTTGCTTCCGACATTCTGCTATTAATCTCTTCGATACAAGTCTTATTTTCTTTTTATTCTTTAACTTATCATTCGTCAAAACAATAGTTTGTTCATAGAAAGCATAAAAACGTGTCGTATGAAAACCGCTAATAAGCAAATTCTCTTCGAAAGCCCTCCTAACAACAAATATTTTTTTAGTTAATCTTTCTAAAGAATTTAATATATTTGGCATTACTTCCTCCTCTGATTTTTCTTTATCTTTATAAATGCAGAAATTAATTGCAACGATTTGACACAGCCCAGTCGCATCCTCATATCACATTCAGCAAGATTTAAAACGGCAACCATATTTCTATTTTCTATCGCTTCATCTGTCATTACTTTAAAAAGATATTCGGGCTCCATCTTATAAGCGTAATTTGCAAACTCACCTATATTTAAAGAGAAAACATCCTCGATTATTTCATCATTTAAATCGGCGCCATTTTTCTTTGCTTCTAATAAATGCAATAAACGTCGGGCATCTCCATTAGATTCCATAATTATCAATTTAAATTGGTTTTTCTTTATCTTAATATTCTCCACTTGAATAACTCGTTTTGCTAAGACCTCCATATCCTTTTTATCAATCTTTTTAAAATGACAAATAGAGCAACGGGAAATGATCGGCTCTATAACCTTGTTTATATAATTACAAGATAAAATAAAACGGCAATTATCGGAATATATCTCCATCATCCTTCTAAGAGCATGTTGGGCATCCTTTGTTATTTCGCTGGCTTCATCCAAAAATACTATTTTATATTTTCCAAAACCTTTAGTCCTGGCAAATTCCTTTACCTTCCCTCTAATAACATCAATTCCGCGTTCTGAACTCGCGTTTAATTCCAGAAGAGAATTCTTCCAATCTGCTCCGAATATTTCTCTTGCAATTATTATCGCCACAGATGTTTTGCCCGTTCCAGCATCTCCTGAGAATAAAAGGTTGGGGATAATATGTTCTTTTTCAATAAACTTTTTTATTACTTTTATAATAGAGTCCTGGCCTATAACTTCATCAAATTTATTTGGTCTATATTTCTCTATAAACATCTCAACCTCGTTTAAATTAAGGAACGATCAGGTTTTTTTATCAGTATAACTCCTTTAGTTTTCTTCCCCCATACAACCTTTTGCCCAGTTAAATTAAAGCCGAATTTCTCAAAAAACCTAATCGATCTTTTGTTCTTTGCCATGGCCTCCGTCCATATTACTTTATCTCGATAAATAATAAGGAACTTTTTTAAAACCCTCCCAGCGTTTCCATCCCCCGGCATCTTAGTAACAATTTCAGATATATGGCAATCCCCACAATGACGCTTAACACCATGAAACCTTGTATTTACTTTATATATTCGATAAATTATTACAACATTATCTTGAAAAATTACTTGATTCCTTTTTATCGGATCCTCTAATTTTGCAGCATAATATCTCTTTATATACGGAAATATATTATCATATTTCAGAAATATTTTCTTTATCTTATCTAAATCATTAATAGTTGCGAATTTCATCGTCAACCCCTAATGATATTGGCGTTGCCAACTACCCAAAAACAAACCTTGTCCTTCTTCTTGTCAATCAATTTCTCTCTAATCATAAAATCATAGGCCTTAGATTCATATATATTATCCAATTCAAATCCAACATTTATATGTAAAGCCTTAGAATAGGAATATTTTCCACTATAATATTTAAACTTATAACAAAATCTTGGCAAACCAATTCCAGAATATATAACAGGCCTTCTATCATGACCGAAAGGTTGAATGGCTATTATCTTCTTTAATTTAAGCTTATATCTTAGAACACCCGACATAATTCCTGAAAATGTTAATCCGCTCCCTACAATAACAACCATCGTATCTATAAACTCAGGGATATTTTTAACTTGGTGCGCTGTTACATCGATTATTGACTTCCGATCCGAAGATACGTTCATCCCAAAAGCAACCAAAAACATAGGGCGCTCTTTAGCAAGAGTTTTTAACCTGCTATATAGAACATTATTAAACCCATAATGTTCAGATACAACCTTTATCTCAGAGCCCAACTTCTTAGCAATACGAATAGTCCGATAATTCGATAAAGCCTTTTCAACCGTTGTCCCTCCAATTCCAATAATAGACTTAAAACCTAACTCCTTCGCAACCCTCGAAACTATTGTTCCTTGTGGCGAAGATACCGAAGTTGCTGTTGCTACCGTTCTATTAAAAGAAGAAATTATCTGTTTCCTATTAGATAGTAGCAAGGTGAGACACTGGCGAACTTTCCCGCCGTTTATTTGGTTATATAATTTGTGACAAGATCTAAATCGCCCAAACGGCTTAAATAGATCATCTCGCTTAAAATAAATTCCATCATATTCCTCAACAGGAGTTAAATCATATATTCCGTATTTATTTTTCATTTTGACCCCTTGTAGGAAAACTATAATAAAACCTCATAAAGGGGCTATATTTCGGATTAAAACAAGACAATAAAAAATGTACTATCCTTCTTTCAGTATAATATAATAACTGATCTATTCTATTTATTAAATTAATATTCTCTAAATCGTTTTCATCCAGGTTACTTATAATCCACTTCAATAAAACCTCCAACGGAGGTTTCTCTCTTTCTAAGGAATTAAAAACCTGTTTTCTATTCTTATTTGAAAAGATCAAAGAGAGTGTATGGAAAATATTGCTTCCTTCTGTCTTTCCATAATAAAGAACTTTATTAACCAAATGTTTGACTTTTTGGATTCTATCTTCTTTCGCTGTTCTTAGATCAATATCACAGGAACTTCTTTTTATTATAGAATTTAATTTCCTTATATCTAATCTCCCAGCATCCAAATCTATTATTATCTTAGATTTAATTAACTGTTTTGCCAACATCTTATTTAGAGTAATTTTGTCTAAAGATATTGCATCTTTAAAGATCTCTTTATCGCAAACAAGCAACCTAATCATTATATTCTCTGAAATATTTGAGCATATTCGTGGACTCGAACTAAATTATGATTTCCTTTTGTGAACATCCCGATTCGCTGTATAGCCGGCGTTCCCCTAAAAATAATAGGAATCTCTTCCAACATTTTAAAACCTGTTCGGTGCATTCTTGCAGTGTCATGATTCATTCCCTGTAAATATCCATCCAAATCTCTAACCAAACCAATAACCCAAACTGAAATAGCCCCTTTCTTTAATATTCTATAACTCTCGTTTATTGATTTCTGAATTCCTTTATTAAACTCATCGTATGTTCCTAACATTGATAAATCTTTCTTTCCTCCTCGATAGTGTTCCACATTCCAATAAGGCGGGCAAGTAATAAGAAAGTCTGCAATTTCATCCTCAACCATTGGAACAGATCTTGAATCGCCACATATTATCTTAACTTTTTTAGATACCTTATTTCTTTTCGCCCTCCGCAAAATTGCCTCACATTCGTTCTTTCTAATTTCAATTCCAATATAATCCATTCCATGGCGGGCCGCCATAATTGCCCTTGTCCCTCCCCCAGCGAAAGGATCGTAACATATCCCCTTCTTGGGAGCGTATCTATTAAAAATCCAATACGCTGTCGCTGGATTAAAAACACTTTGAGAATTCCTATAACAAGATTTCTTAGATTGATTTTCTGGCTGAAGGCAAGCCGCTCTTTCGGATCCAAAATAGGCGGAATCCCCAATATGCCTTTTCTGCCTTCTAACCTCTGGATCAGATAAATATGACTCCCAAACTGTAAATGGCGGAGCCGGCAATCTGCCCACAGATGTTTTAAAATCGCCAACTATCTGGCCAAATAGGTCTTTAACTTGTTTTCTTGACATTATTTCTTCTCCGGTTTTTTAAATATAAGAACATATTCATGAGAACGAATAAGAAACTTCCTGCCTTTATCAAAATTCCCCACTCGCCTTAAAGATCCGGTGTTCTTAATATGTAGAATAATTTCTTCTTTAATTAAAAATCCAGCTTTCCGATGCATTGATGTCACATCATGGTTCAAACAAATAAGACTTCCATTTTTATGTCTATGTAATCCTACAACCCAGCAAGATATTGATCCAGGTTTCAAAATTCTAAAAGTTTCGCGAACAACTTTAAATAAATCTCCTTTGAATTCACTATATGATTCTTTCATAGATAAATCAGTAACTCCGCCCTCATATTTTTCAAGGTTCCAATAAGGAGGGCAAGTTATAAGAAAATCTGCTTTAGAATTTGTGACCTTCCGAGGATATCTTGCATCGCCATGAATTATTTTAACCCGATCAGAAAAACCCGCATTATCCACTCTTTTTTCGACCGCTATACATTCTTCTTTTCTTATTTCATATCCTATATATTTTAATCCATGCCGAGCCGCCATTATAGCCCTTGTACCTCCGCCAGCGAAGGGGTCAAAACATATCCCCTTTTTAGGAGCATATAAATTTAATAACCAATAAGCAATTGCTGGATTAAATACACTCGCGCCATATTGATAACCAAATGTTCCATCAACCGTTTCATGCCGGGCTCGTTTCTCTGCCTCTTTAAAACTAAATTTATATCTACTGGTATTCGTGCCCTGCGATCTCGACTTAGCATCTTTAACTGCCCCGATATCCCCCACCATCTTTTTAAATTTGCGGACCTGAGGATCACTCATATCGCAATCCCAAACGGTGATAGGCCAGATACCATATCTCTGGCGCATCGTTTTAAATTCGCCAACGGCTTCACCAAATAAATCTTTCACTTTCCCTCCTCCTCTTTCGTCATGAGCAAATAAAGAGAAGAATATTTATCGCCAAACCTAATCAACATAGGAGGGTCTTTCTCCAAGAATATTTTAACCTTTCCTTCCAAGGATTTAAAGATCTCTTTTATACCATGCCCAAAACAAACTGACATCTCTTTCTTTAATACAGGTTTTTTTATTTGAAGGTTTGTCGTTATTGAATTTTTTCCTCTTTTTACTTTTGCTTTTACTCCCGCCTTATCAATTAAGATATAATATGTATGCTCATCGAGAATATCAGCATCCCCTACTAATTCTTTTAATTGTTCCGCCCTCACAATAAAATTATTTGTTTTATATACGACCTTTAAGGCAGGAGTTTTAATGGAGTTCTTCTCGAATTTGATGGCATCCACGTTAGCAAAACTCTCTATATTTTTCAAGGGAGTCACTTCGAAACGACCTATTTTCCTCTTCTGTTTTATAATCAGCTGCTTTTCATCGGCAGAAATGGAAACAGTATCAGAAAAGCGAGTCAATATTTTCATGAACTGAGCAATATCCCCAATAGTAAATATTCCATGTTTCTGAATTTGGGCTTCTGTGCTTACTCGAAAGAAAATTGCCCTCGATGTATCCGTTCCTTTCGTTGTTAACTGCCCATTCTTAGCGGATATAACGCAATCCAGCACCAACCCATCAAGATGAGCTTGTGAAAGGAAACTGATAAAGCTGCCATTATCTATTTCGAAAAGCGCCATTACTTTGTCCTCCTATATTCGCTATCCAAACTCCGGATAGCGTTCTCCAAAGCGTCCAAAAGCTTGTTCGTCCGGTGCATTACGTTAGTGTAAATTGAAACTTTTTCAATTCCTTTTGCTTCCTCTGCCCTAAGTTTCTTACTTCGTCTTTCTGCTTCATTAGTACATATACTATCAGTTACCTTATCGACCCCATCAACGCCTTCTGTTTTCGCGTTCATGAAAAAGGCTGCTGATTTTGTTTTTCTAATTCCGTATATTTTATTTTGCTCCCCCTCTGCCTTCCCAGCATATACCGCAAGAAAAACGTTGAGGGCGGATAGGTTTATTTGATCTCGTATCAGCTTATCTTTTTTATATCTTGAAACCATTTCCGCGATGCCTATTCCAGCATATTTATCGACTATTTTGAGTATCTTCCTTAAGAACTCATACTCCTGTGGGTCATTCTGAAAGGTCGAAAAATCTATAATAACATTCCGCTCTTGCATTCCTCTATCTCCAAAAAGGATTGAATTTTCTCTGTTATATTAAAGACCTTATCCTTATCCCCATAGCAAAGAACCCTATTCCCGCCCATGAGCCGCCCATCTACAAAAACGATATTAAAAGGTTTCAATACAGATTTAAAATGTTGCATCCCTGCTTTATCTAAATATATATAAATATCCCCCCTATGATCTTCCATTTTAACTACAGCGGCAGATTTCCCCGTCATCTTTTCCTGAATTTCTAAAATAATACCACAAACCCTAACCCTCTCCCACCTATTATATTGACTTAGTTGCAGAGACGAAGAACAATATCTTTTTAATAAGAAATCTTTAACAGGTTCAAAAAAGAAAGGATGCAATAAAATAAATCCAAAGGCATCCACAGAATCTTCAAGGAACGTTTTATTAGTATCTAATACCTTTTCCTTCCGGATTGAATTAAAACGGCCTTTAACGGCCTGTCTTTCCATTAAAGAATCAAAACATCCTGCCTGTATTAATTTAATTATCTTTCCTTTGTGGACCTTTCCACTTATTTTTTCAATAAAATCATCGAAGGATTTAAATGGCCTCTTTTCTATAATCTCTTCCGCAGATGTTTTAATTTCCTTTATTTTAGATAATCCAAATCTTATCCCATCCTTTTCTATCGTAAACCCCATCCCCGATTTATTAATATCCGGGCCGTATACATTAATATTAAATCGCCTTGCTTCATTTATATATTTATATAGTTTGTTTTTCTCCGAACCTTTTTTTCTATCCTTTGTTATTCCTACGTCAGTATTGCTAAGCAAACTGGCAAAGAATTGACGAGGATAATAATTCTTTAAATACAGCACCTGAAAAAATAAATAAGTGTATGAGATTGCATGGGACGCGTTGAAAGAATAACTTGTAAATTCCTTTATTACATTCCAAAGTTTTATCGCGTCGTTGTTCCCAATAGTCTTCCTACAATGTTCAAAGAATTCCTTTTTAAATTTCTTTATCTCCTTTGTATTAAATTCTTTCTTCGCAGCCAATTTCCGAATATTATTTGCTTCTGCTAAAGAAAATCCTGCCACCCTATGTAATAGCTGCATAACCTGTTCTTGATATACTAAAACACCTCGTGTTCCTTTCAATGTTTTTTTAACCTCTTTATTATCAATTCCTATCCCTTCATAATTAATAAACCTTTCTATTGCCCCGCTCGCTAAAGGTCCGGGCCTATTTATAGCATTTAAAGCGGCAATCTCGCCAAAGTTTTTAGGTTTAACATCCATCAATAAGCGCGTTGCTGATTCGGTTTCAAATTGGAACGCCCCTATCGTATTCCCTTTATTCGCTTCTTCGATTAACTTTTTATCTTTAATATCTAATTTCCAAATACTATCACTTAGATCCTTTTTCTCAGTTTCCTTTACCAAATCTATCGCGTCAGAAATAATAGAACAAGTATTTAACCCTAATATATCAAATTTAATTAATCCCACGGCAGATAAATCCCTCCCTCGGTTTCCTTCAGAATATGCAGAAACCAATTCCCCTTTTATTTTTTGCAATGGGCAATATTTATAGACAGGATTTGGAGCAATAACAACCCCGCAAGGATGAACTCCTGAATTCCTAATTAAACTTGACGCCCTTTTGGCAAGGTTAAAGGCAACTTTATTTTCTTTTACAAAATCTTTCAATATTCCAGACAAATTATTAAATGCTTTCTTTATATTCCCTGCCCTATATATTTCTCCCGTTATTTCATTTATTGACCGAATAGGGAGTTTAAATATTCTGCCTACATCCCGTAATGCTCCGACTTCCCCGAAGGTATTAAATGTTATAATTCTTGCTACTTTATTTTGGCCATGCCTATCGTTCAAATAAGAAAAAACCAAATCCCTTTTATTAGCCTGAAAATCGAGGTCGATATCCGGCGCGTCAGACCGAGACTTATCAAGAAAGCGTTCAAATAATAAACCGTATTTAAGCGGATCTATCTTCGTGATATTCAGAATAAACGCAACTAAAGATCCTGCAACAGAACCTCTTGCCGGTCCCACAAATATCCTGTTTTCTCGGCACCAATTAGTTAAATCCCGAACGATCAAAAAATAGTCCTGAAATTTCAATTTTTGAATTACATCCAATTCCCTCTTCATTCTTTTCTTATATTTTTCTTTATCTTTAAAATCAAATCGCCTGAATTCCCGCATAGTCATTTTTCTAAATTCGGAAACATCCATCCCCATATCTGGAATATGTATTTTCCCCATCGGGATCTTTATATCGCAGCCCGACGCCAAATCTGCCGTGCAGTCAGTATATCTTTTAAATTCTTTCTTTGTTATATTATGGCCAAATTTCCTGGCCATAGAAAAGAGTTCTTTCCCATCAACCAAATGCAAAGAACGAGCATTATAAACAACCTTTTTTCTATCGTCTATCGTTTTATGTTCTCTGACCATCAATACAAAATCTTGTAATTCAACATCCCTTTTCTCTGCATAATGAGAATCAAGAGCGACTATCAAAGGAATATGTAATCTGTTGGCAATTTTCTTCAATCTTTCATTTGTATATTTTTGTGTTACAACTTCATTTAATTGTAGTTCTATAACGAAATTATCCCCAAATGCATCCCTCCACCTTAAAGCCTCCTGTAAAGCCATTTTATCATTTGGCAATTTCGCCAATATCCCGCCCATGCAAGCAGTTGACGCTATAATATCTTTATTATGATTAAATATAATTTCAGATGTCGTTCTTGGTCTATAATAATATCCATTAATATTTGCCTCAGAAACTATATATAAAAGATTCAAATAACCTACATAACTTTTCGCCAATAAAATAACGTGCCTATACTCCCCTTTTCTCCCTGGCGAATCATCAACGTACATCTCAACGCCAATTATCGGATTAATTCCAGCCTTTCTACATTCTAAATAAAATTCCAAGCCTCCCGCCATTGTTCCGTGGTCGGTTATTGCAAGAGAAGGCATATTTAAATCGGCAGCCTTTTTCACCAAAGAAGTAATTGTAGCAACGCCATCCAAGATGGAAAAATGGCTGTGAGAATGAAGATTTATTAAATTAAACTTCATATTATTAACCTTTAATCTTTTCCAGATTAGAACAAAGAGAAGAGAAGTCCTTCCAATATTCTTTTCTTAAAATTGCAATGTAGCAATATTCGGAAGAAGAATAATGAGAAATTATATAAACAAAATTATTAAACCTGGATATTAGTCTATTAAAAATTTCAGGTGTTATAGTTGTTATTATAAAATTATCAAGATTGGGCATGAATATATCTCCTCATGATCTTGGAGGAATTAAAATGCCGCTGCTTTCCGAAGACCTACGTTCTCCATTCTTAATCGTTCTACTAATAGCTGCCATACCATTATTGATATTCTTATTGCCTTTTATATTGGTAATAACCCTCTTCTGTTCGGTGCCTTCGGATAGTAAAGGGGAATCCCTCATTCCTTCCTGTGTATCTTGCTTGCTATTAATGAAATTGCGTCCTCTTCAGAAGAGGTTTTTATCTTTTCTTTTATTTCCGGCAGGTCTTCTAAATAAATAAAAAGAGAATGTTTCGGCTCTTCCCCCCTCGCAATAATGTCAATTTCATCCAGAGTAACCCGTTTGAAAAGCATACTAAACTGGGCAATTAAATCACGCTTATTCATTTTCGCCCTCTTTCTCTATAAGCATTTTTAAAAACGTATAAATTGATTTGCACCTCCGATACAAGCCCATCATGGAAATATTCATATCTTTTGCCATTCTTTTGAAATTAAAATTGCGATCTCTATATAAACGAATATAAATTGCCCAAGAATCCTTAGTTAATCTCTCCTTAAATAGCCGCAAAAAATCATCTATTAATATGTCATCTAACATTTCCTTTCCATCTGCTATTTTTAATAATTGGCCTTCATTATTTAATTCGAATTCTGTAAATGTAATAATAGGCAAATTATCAGGATATTTCTCCTTATTTAATATTTGCCGAAGCATAGTTCTAAATTTATTGGTTACAGAGATTTTAACCAGTGTTCTAAAACCTGCAAGATCGGGGTTATAAGCCGGGATAACCTTTGTCTGAATATGTAAATATGCCTCCTGCATCAAATCATTTACATCGTTGCCGGGAAAAGAGCGAACAAATTGATTTGCTACATTCCTAATCACAGGTTGAATTGCCTGGAAAATTCTATTATATGATGTTTTCCTACCTTCTCGATACTTTATAACTGCCCTATCAAGCGCGGTTGTTTTTCTTCTTTTCTTTTTTGTTTTATCGCCTTCCATATACTTTAATCCTCCCAGCCGAATATATAACTATCCTGATATTTCAAGCCAAAATAGGCATAAAGTTTCGCCAATTTCTTTTTGAACCTTGTTTGATATTTGCGATAATGTCTTCTCATTTTAACCTGTTTCCCTTTATTACTGATATCCTTCTCAGAAATTCGAGCACATACTTTGCAATTATTAATATGTTTACCGTAATTATCTGATTTAATTATTTTAAACCTTCTCATCGTTTTAGAAGTAGATGCACTTTTAAGCCTTTCGGGATAAGCCAAAAGAATTTTATTTAACTGGAATATTTGACACGCAGGCCTATCAGCGAATCTATTCACGCAGAGGTCATATTCTCCAAAATATAAACAGCCCCAGCAACGATAGGGCGTTTTATAATAATTCCTTTCATAAGCATCCCCAAACCTTCCAATTTGCTCCGGTTTAAGCCTGGCATCTCTAAGGGCAATGGATGAGATTATTCTTAAAGATTCCTGGCTCATTTCCTTTATTATTCTGTCCGCCTTTATTAGCGCGCCTATGCTCCTTTGTTCCGCCGTTATTCTCAATATATAAGCCAGCCCCCGAAGGCGGCGGCCTTTCTGGAGAATATTTCGATTCATATTCGGCCTCAAATGTTAGATTTATTTTCATTACTCGAAGTTATCCACTCCATTAATTGAAAGGTGAGCATCGATACAGGCCACAACAAACCTTTGTATTTTCTTCCACCGTTTCAATTTCTGTACTAAACAATCCCCATCATAATACACGTTTCCCTTCAAGCAACTTTCTTCATATTTTTTAACGTGGGCCGCCTTAGATGCTATTACAATACGTTTATTGTAGACGGCAAAAGCCTGCCGAAAAGATTCGGCCTTTATTACCGCCGCCGTCGTTCCGCGCAGGGATTCGGCCAGGACGAAAAAATTAAAGGTTTTAATATTTCCCTTTTTCCTTTTAGTTTTAGCTATAACTTTTGCCACCCGTTCCGCCTGCTTTTTCTTTTTCATTTCGCGCAAGACTTTTCTGATCGCTTTTGCGCTATCTCGTACATTTTCCCTTTTACGCGGCCTCCCCCGTTTCCTGCCCTTCATAGTAACGACCTCCAATATGTTAAAAATATGGGTTAGAATGCCCTCCCGAGAAATGTATCCCGATATTAACCCCGACAAGGGGTTTGTCTTGCGCCAGGTCGCATTTCACGGCTAATCCTGTACTTTTACCCTTATCTCCCCCTAAAAACGCGACCTGGCGCGACCTGGCGTACCTCTTCAAAGGGGTTAGCTTACGCCAGGTCGCATTTTGAGGGGGGAAACCTGCCCCTTTGCCCATCTCCTCCCCTAAAAACGCCGCCTGGCGCGACCTGGCGCGTTTGGCGCCCTAATCCCAGCCCCTACACCCACAATAGTATGTATTCGTATTCTTCTCATAGAAAGGCGGATTCCCTCCCCCCTTTATTATTAAGAATTTCCGCTCGCAATAGCAGCATTTTGGTTGTGCCTTTATGGCATGTTTCTCGAATTCGTGCCCATCGCAAATAGGGCAAATCCGATTCCCCTTTTCATCCGTCGCAAGAATATCATGTCCGCAATTAGAGCATACTTCTACCACAATCAGGCAGGAGCGTTCAATATTCCCATTTTCTTCCTGCGGTATATTTGCCATGGTTTCCCCTTTCAATGTTTTATTCCCATATTACCGCCACAGATATTTGAAGATGCGCCGGAGAGTACCGCGCTTGTGAGGATCTTTTTCTTCGACTGCGACTTTCTTCGCAGATTCTTCCGCGATGATGAAACCTGGAAACGCCTCATACTTTTCTGTTTCCGCCCACAGAGGCTCCGCCAGAGGCCGACATTTCTTGCACAGATCTTTCCCCTTGTATTTCGCCCGGCCCAGTTCCTTGCGGCAACCCGCACAGGGAGTTCCGTAACTCAGGCCCATTTTATTCCCTTTCAATATTAAGACTGTTTCCGCAGTTTATCGACGTATTCCTTCGCTCGCTTTAATCCTGTTTTATATATATCATTATATAATTTAGTTGCAGCAATCCAATGCCCGATATTTATTAACCGATGTATTTCATCCATTGGTGATTCCATTCTTTCTCCTTTCCTTTTAAAATATGCTATCGCCCCGCCCTGAATTTCGCAACATTGAGAAAACCAAGGCGGGGCGACAGCAAGTCGCCCCGTTTGTAGTGGTGTCGACGGCGCTTAGAAATCGTCGTCTTCGTCGTCGTCCTCTTCTTCTTCCTCCTCGTCGTCGTCCTCGTATTCGTCCTCGTCATCCTCGTCGTCGTCGTCCTCGTCGACGTCCTCGTCCTCCTCTTCCTTTTTCGCCTTCTTTTCCTTCTTGCCCTTTTTCTTTTCCTTTTTCGCCTTCTTTTCCTTCTTGCCCTTTCCCTTGGGCTTTTCTTCTTCTTCCTCCTCTTCCTCCTCCTCGTCTTCTTCCTCTTCCTCCTCCGGCTCTTCCTTTTCCTTTTTCGGCCGGCCGCGCTTGCCATCGGACTTCTTCTTTTTCCTTTTCCCGCCGCCTTCCTCGCGCATTTCCTTGACCTTGGCGTCGATCAGTTTCTTGAGTTCCTGGAGTTCCTTTCTGAGCTCAACCAGATAGCTTTTCAGCGTCCGGCCGATCTTTGCCGAGCCCTCCAGGAAATACGGAATCTCCGAGTCGATGAAGGCAGTCGCAATCGCGACACGGTGCGCCATGGAAATGATCGGGCTTTTCTCTCGCTTTTCTTTCTTTTCCTTCATGATCGCTCCTTTGTTGAAAGGGGTTACAGGTATTATACTTAGCCTGTAAAATAACAGGCCACTTCTTCAGTTACTTCTTCAGCTTCTTCTTGCCCTGCTTTCCCTTTTTTTCGGGTTTCGCCTCCTTTCTCGGCGCCTCTTTCTTTCCCTTTCCTTTCAGGAGGATTTCCTCGATGGCGACGTAATCCTTCGCCGCCCGTTGCAGGCTGGTGAATTCCTTCTTAAACGGCCTCGCGAGGAATTCCCCCAGCGGCGCCAGTCCCTCCAACGCCGTATGGAGCCGCTTATTTGCGCGGACAACGCGCACCAGGATTTTCCTTTTCAGTTTCCCGCCCTTTTTGCGCTTCGCCATAATTACTCCTTTCGAAACGCGACCGCTTTGCTACTCTCCGCCCCGCTTTGCAAAAAACTCGTCGAACCAAGGCAGAACTTCTTTTCGGAATATTTTCGCAAGCCATTTTATTTCCTGTGCGTCCAGCCGGCCAAGGCGCATAAACGTCCATTCCTCGGTTTCTTCGTCCGATCGAATTTGCCGAGTGATTTGTATTTTCGGCTCCTTGCTGTTGTATGAATGTGCCGTGACCTGCAACCGCGTCAATCCCCACGTTTTCCGCTTAAATGATTGCAGTTGCTTATCCCTGTCGCTCGAATAACCAGCCATGGCAGCCTCCTTATCGACTCTGAAGTATTTATTTAGTTCCGAAACTGGAACCATGATTTCTTCCCGCAGGATATTACTTAGGTATTCTGTTGCCAATTTTTCTTCGAAGCCGTTCCCTGTTAAATATGCTCGAGCCGATTCAACGCTCCTAAAATTTAAACCATCTATCCTTATCAATTCTTTCACAATAGATAGATATTCATTTATTATTAAAACGACCCCTTCGAATTCTTGCCAGTTTTCCATAATTATCCCTTTATATACCTGAGATATTTATCTGTAAATTTTTTCCACGTAAACTTAACACAATCACATTTCGTGCATGAGCCTTGCCCCGCGATTATTAAAGGTCCATCCAAAGGCATATGAGCGCTTTTTCTTCCATCTCCAGAGTGGCCGCACTTACATATACTTTTCGGGCGTATGAATTCTTTCTTATTCATTTATTTTCTCCCTCGTTATTCTTACCATTTATTTTCTCCAAATGCCGAGGAAAAAAGGAATTTCGGTTGGCGGATATAGGATATTAAATATGGTTATTCGTCTTCTTCTTTCTCGTCGAAGTCGATGGCGGGATCATGGTATCCGTCGGCGTTCTGAAGAAAAAAGAGAACGGCGATAAATTGCTCTGCCCGCTCCATTTCCTTCTTAAATTCCGACTTCTTTTCAGGCCGCCCTAACCTGTATTTCTTTTTGGCGGCCCACGCCTCGTGCATGAAAGCAGACTCGGCTTTTGCGAGGTCTTTCATACGACGCTCCAGGCCAAGGCGCAATTCCATCAGGCAGTCTGGCACTCGCGCCATGGAAATGGGTTCGATATCCTTTTTCAGAATCCTCCGTTTCTTGTTTCTTTGTTTTGCTCCTTTTTGCGCCATGATATCTCCTTTCAATATCCCGACAATCCGCCGAACCGAAATGCTAATAACCCGGCTGCAATTTCTCACAGCCGGATTGATAATTAAAAACCTGGAACCCTCATCGCCTTCTGTTCCGTCGCCGAAAATACAAGGCGATATTCACACCAATCCTCGCCAGGATCAAGGAATGAAGAACCGAGTATTTCCAGGCATTCCGCCCTGTTGATCTCCTCGTCGGAGAAAAAGTCCTTGGCTGGCCCCCACAGGGCCCCTTTTATTTTCGCCTTGTCCTTGATGGTTTCGATTAAATGTGGCATGAATATTCCTTCCAATATATTTTGATATTACCTTGCAACGCACAAGGCAATTAACTAATAACCCGAGGGCAATTTCTCGCCCTCGGGTTAATGGGTTAATGGGTTACTTATTCCCCTTGCTCCCCTTGCCCGCCAGCCGTTTGATGATCCGGATTACGTTCTGGATTCCGTTCCGAACGGAATCCTTCTCCGCGCAAAGGGCGTGGACGCGACTCTCCAGGCGGGCGATCTCGCTTTCGATTTCCAGGTTCGCCGCCTCCAGTTTTTTCAGGGCGTCCGTCAGGCGATCGGCGGCCCTTCCGTGCAGGCGCATCGGCAAAGTTGCGATTTTCTTTTCCTTACGTGGGATCTTTTCCCTTTTCACCACCATGTTCGCCGGATCCTCCATCACCCGCAGTTTCCCGAACTTCTTTTCGTCCCGGTAGTCGGCGTACAGGTCGAGGGCGTCTGCCCTGTGCCCCTCCTCGTTCAGTTGCAGGATCATCCTCCGCAACTGCCGCCTCTCCTTCTTCTCCACCAAGGTGCGATCCTTCTGGTTCTGGTTTGTCTTTTCCTTTTTCATCGGTATTCCCTTTCAGTATAGGGTTCCTATATTTCTTTCCTGCGCAACTCACGCAAGAATTAATCGTTCTCTTTCAATGTTTTTGCTTTGTTGGACGATTCGGATTTGCTTGCCCGCTTGGAAGTCGATGATTTATCGTCTCCCCAATACATTTTTTGCACAAATGCCCCAACCGCCCCATATCTTTTTTAGTAAAATATATATAAGTTTTTAATTCTCCACTTATCGGCGACCTACAACGATGGCAGGTTGTATCGTCGCAGACTAAATAACTTTCCTTAAAACGGTTTCTCATTTGATATCCTTTAATTATTCTGTTTCCTCCGCTTCTTTATCTCCAGTTTCGTCGTACTCCGCCAATTCCCGCCGATTCCTTTCGAGCATCCGGTTTATGCGCGTCTGATATTCCTTCCAGGTAAAGGATTTCATCCCCATCCGCTCGCGCTTAGCGTTTGTTTCTCTCCACAGAGATTTATAATATTCTTTATCCATGATATTTCCTTTCAATACCAATGTCAATGCCACATTAATTATTCGAACTGGCTGAACGTTGCAAGGTTACTAACGTGCAAGGCGGCATTAAAGGTATCTCTCGCAACTTGCTCGGCCAATCTCAAAATATAGCCAGCGTATTTACTCGCCGCCTGCAAGTCTGTTTTCTGCATCGCTAAAAGTATCTCGTTGAATTCCGCTATTGCTTCCAGTTTGCAGGCATTTAGTGCTGCCTGAAACGCTTCTCGCCTTGAATTATCGGCGGCATCCCTTGCCTGAAAGCTCTGGTAACGAAATTTTTCGCTTACCTTTGACATGGTATTTCCTTTCAAATGTATGGGTTTGAATGTCCGGGCTTGGTTTATTCTGATAGGGCATGGATAATTCTTCACCCATGCCCTAATATCTTAAACTTACGTTTCCCGCCATTTGTCCGGCAACCTCACGGTTGTTAACCAAAGAATAAGCGCTCTTTATTTCCGCTTTTATTTTGGCGAATTGCGTCAGCAACGCCAAAAGCGGAATATATTTTTAGCATTATTATTGGGCGGGCAGAAAACGGGTTGAAACTCGGCGTTTCCGGTTACTGGATATTCCAGCCCTCCCGGCTAACCCATAGGTTAGGCTTCCGGTTTTTGGTTCAAATACGGGAACCGAAAAACCCTAAAGGGCGTGGCATTAGGCGGGCGTTTTTGGTAGGCGAAATATAAACAACCATGAACCGCTTGTATTGCAAGCATGTTTCTTTCGCGCTTTCGCGTTTTCGATCTGAGGTAGAAACATTCTTTCCTGCAAACTCGCGGTCCGGCTGGCTGGGAATATTTGCCATCGCCGGCGTCCACCTCTCTCCCCTTGTATTCGCGTTGCGGTCCGTTATTCCTCGCGTTCCTGTCCTGGCAGGCTCCAGGTTGCGCTCAGGCGTTACCTCGCGGCGGATCTCCCGGCGTTACAAGTTTCGCAAGTCGCGTCGCCCCCGTATTTGGGTTTGAGGCTCGTCCTTAATTCCTGTAACTGCCTCCCGGGCTAATCCGGTTTCGCGTTTCCGCAACCAAGTGTCAAAGATCAGGTTTCCCTACCTCTATATACGCTATATCAGGGAAAAGTTAACAAAAATCTTCAGGAAATTTTTCAGGTTTTCCCTAAGTCCTTATTACTTATAGATTTAGGTAAGAAAAAAATCTTCATTTTTCTTTGGTACATCCCTTGGATCTCCCCCATATTTCCAGAAAGCGCAGGCTCCGGGGCGCCGGCGACGCCGTATGAAACCTATCCAGAACCAGAACATGCCGAAAACGCTTCAAAATCTACCCGCTTTATTCCCGTTTTTGCATTTTTCCATTCCTGCAAAGTACAAAGACATGGATCGGCGCCAACGGGCATTTCCACGCGATAAACGGCGACTTCTGGAAACAACATTTCAATAGCCCGCCTATATCCTTTTTCTCCGCCAGTATCGTTATCGTAGGCAAAAATAACAGAATCAAAATTCTCAGTAATTAATTCTGCCTGCCTTTCGGATAAAGAAGTAGAAAAGCTTGAAACTGCCTTATCTCCAAAATCTCTTATTCTTAAAGCATCCCATATTCCTTCGGCTATAAAAACTTTCCTCGTTTTATCTATTACTCTATCCAAACCAAAAAGATAATTACCTATTTTTGAACCTTTCGGAAATTTCTTATCTGAATTATCCCTATAATTCTGTGCAAAGAATGTTTTCCAATTTCCTCTCTCATCTTTTATAGGCACTATAATTCTTTTCTTTCCTCTAAATCTAGCCATACCAATAGAATATTCCCTTATTATATCAAATACCTTAGCAGAAGAGAAATTCCTTTGATTATCTGTTATAAGATACTTTGCTATTAAAAGATCATCCCTCCACATTTGAGGAATAAAATCGTTCTCTTCTTCTAATTCCTGTTCTTCCTCTTTCTTATTTTCATCTAAATCCTCAAATTCTCTATCGAGATTCCTTTCAGAATAAATTTCTCCTCCAGAACTAAAATCCTTCAGAAAAGAAAGAACATCATTAAAAGTACATTTCTCCATCGTAATAATAAAATCAGCAACGCTTCCTTTCCCACATTTATAACACTTAAACCACCCATTCCAGGAACTTCCAGGTTCACTAATCATTCCGAAAGATGGTTCGTTGTCCGGCCCACCATGAGAAGGCAGCGGGCATGACCCGTTTAAATATCTTCCATTCTTATACAGGTTTCTAACCTTATAATGCTTTAATAAATCTTCAACATTCAGCCCTTCTTTCAACGACTTAAAATAAGCTTGTTGCTCGCTTTGTTTTCTCCTTGATCTTTTTTCCATTAAGAAACTCTCCTATTCTTTTCCAATCTTTCTTGGCCTTATTTTTATAATTCTCCTGCCTTATAACTGCCGATGGATGATAACTAATAAATAACTTAGCAGAGAAAGAACTCTGGTAATTATATTCTCTTAATCCTCTATTCTGCCCAACTCCATGTTTACTTATTAAAGCAAATATAGCTGTATCGCCAAGAGCTATAATAAGTTTCGGTTTTAAAATATGAAGTGTCATCATTAACCTTGGCGCACACTTAATAATTTCTTCTTCTCCAGGTTTATTAAATCCCCCACTTTCATTCCTTCCAGGATAGCAAAGAGAGACATTACAGATAAAAGTATCATTTCTTTCAAGGCTGGCTATCCTCATTAATTTATCTAATATCTTTCCAGCCCTACCAATAAAAGGATTACCTTTTCTATCTTCATCCGGCCCTGGCGCCTCTCCAATAATAACAATTCTTTTTCTAAATCCTCCTCTTCCAAATACTAATTTATTCCGCATAAGATGAAAAGGGCATTTCTGACAATTCTGATATTCCTTTCTTAATTTCTTTAACAATTTAATCTTCTTCGGCTTCATTTTATTCCCGTTAAATGAATCGACATAGACAACTTCGCTATAACCTTCTACTATCGTAGAGTTGTTTAGCTTATGTCTAAGTAAACGTCTGAAGAAGAATAAATAGCCAGACAACGAAGAAGATAGATAACTAAGAACACTAAGAACACTAAAAACACTACAATCTGCTAAATAGAAGGAGACACCTTCTACGTCTGACTGTTCTTAACTACAAATAGGACTGTTTCTAATTAGCCCTTGTGACGTAGGCACGTAGCCTATATATTCGTGGGCGCGTATACTTAGGGCGAGTATTTAAAGATCATATCTCAAGTAAGTTGATATTATCTATCTTTCTTCTTTGTCTTATATAGCCTTTTCACTCTTGGATCATGGAGCCTAATTAAATTAAAATTAGGTATTATCTCAATAAATTCTCTTGTTTTCCCTTCTCTGATTTTCAGGAACTGAATCTTAGCGCGTGGCGGCATTCTCATTTTCATAGCCTTTGTCTGAATAATGGCAAACAAACAGTCCGCCCATTGTGATAAAGCCTGTTTAGAAATAGCGATATCTTTAATTTCAATTTCGCTTTTCCCTTCTGCTTCTGGTTTTAACTGGCCGGCAGAAATAATAGGAATCTTTCTTTTCAAGGCGAGGTTTTTAGTTTCTCTTACAATTTGCGCTTGTGGTTGGGCGTCGGCCGCATATTCTCTATTAGTTAGAACATTTGGAACCATATTCTGGATATAATCAATAAAAAGAACAGTTGGCTTAAAATTAATTTCTTTTAATTTGGCGTCTATAGCGGCGGCAGAGCAATTATCGTGCATTCCTAATATTTTAATGCGATTCTTACTTAATTCTTTCATACTTGTCTTCCATTTTAATAAATCAACTCTTCGCATATTAGGCGGGCGCCTGAATTTTCCATAGCGTATCTCTGCTAGCCTTGCGTCCATTCTATAGGCAGTTTGTGTCGCTGTCATTTCGTTAGTCACGTAAGCTATACGTTCATTTTCTTCGATCGCCATATAAACTGTCTGATCTTGCATACAAATAGATTTGCCGCCAGACGTCTGAGAAACAAAAATAATAAGATCGCCAGGGCAATAACCACAAGTTTGTTCATCAAATCTATCATCTATCCCGGAACTAATGCCACGTACAAATTCTCCCTTCTTTTTCAAATATAAAATATGTTTATACCTTTCTCTAAAATCTTTTCTTAAATCTAATACTTCAACATCATGTTGTTCTCTTGACTGATTTGCAGATATTTCGTCATTAATAAAATCTCTAACAATAAAAGGATTACCAGTATCTTTAAATATATCCTTGGCATTAACTAATAATTTCTGGATATTTCTGCTGTGTTCGCAAAGAACTAATTCTTCTATAATATAATCTAATAATTTAATAGAAATTTCAGAAGAAGCTAATTTCTTTATCATTCTTTTTAATTTTTTACGTGATGCATTATCTATATCAATTTCTTCTGATTTATTTAATGCCACTTCAGGACTTATAGGAGCAAAGTATTTTCCATAATAATCGCGAATTAAAATAAATAAATGGCGAGTTATAGGCGTTGTAAAAGTAGTAGGGACAACTTTCTGCAATAGATCATATTTATTTATCCTTCTGGTTTTAAGCATAATTGCAAGGAAAGCTTTTTCTTTTTCGATGTCGCGATATTTAATTGGCATAAAGAATTCCTTTATTACGTCTTTCTCCACTCCTCCCCATAAGAGCCCATACCTATATATACGCGAATTTCCCGAAGTTTTAACAAAAAAATAACCCCTTTTAAGCCTTGATGGCTAAAGGGGTTACATTAAGGGGTTCCCTCAGATTTGCGGTCGCGGGTTCCCTCCTTATTTATTCAGATTGAACTTCTCCAAATAATCAGAAAGCGGTTTCTGCACTTCTGCCCCGACTGCCTTGATATCGATTAATTCTGTCAAGGCTTTAGAAGCGGGTTTGTTTTCTCCTTTAAAGGCCTCGACAGAAGAGGCAAGGATATGTATTACATCTTCTGCGTCCTGTGCCTTTTCCCTGCTGATCGTTCCCTTGCGGACCAGAATACCGATGATGGTCAGAAGTATAGGCGTTAAAATAGCGATGATTGTCGCTATATCCTGAAGAGTTGACATCAAGTTTAAGAGTACCATTTCAAACCTCCTAATTATTTAGGTCTTTGGTCAAGTCGTAAAAAAACGGGGATTTTCCCCTAAAAAATAGGGGTTTTATCCCCGTTTTTCCGCTATTTTTCTCGCTTTACCAAAGAGGGGAGGGTCCAAGGAAGGGATGTACCTGTTCATGCAAGTTTGCATCCTCATAGGCGCCAGCGCCATTTAGGCAAGAATTTTGAACAGGTCCCATGCCCGATTTAATACCGCTTTTATAGTATCTTCTGCGAGTTTATTATCCTCCAAATCCTGCACTGCCTTTGTGAAAATAGCGATGGCGTCGGCAGGAGTAAAATCGTTCTTTGCCACGCTGGGATTTAAACCCATCTTCTTGAAATATTCCTTCGCCTTTTCAAGGGGCGATTCTAAGTCGGCCTTTTCTTCCACGGCCATGTTACTTGCCTTTCAATTTGTTGATAAATTCCTGTATTTCCGGCGCGCTCTGGTTCACTGTCTGTATCGCCGCCAGCACTTCTTCGATTGTCAAGGTTTTATTGTGGACCCAGTCATGTGCCAAGGCGACGAATTTCCCGTTTATAATTGTTTGTTCCTTCAGCGTCGAAACCTGTTCCTCTACATTGCCCAGAACAGCCGTTCTTGTCACCTCATCCATTTCGCCGGCTGTAACCTGTTTCTGTGTATCCTGCGAAATGAACTTGTAGTAATTGGAAGCTAGGATATCCACGTTCGCGTTCAGGTTGCCCGAATTCTCCAGAGCTATTTCTGTTGACCGGATATAGCTTTGGGGAGTTGGACAACCGACCAGAAAAACCAAAGCGAAAAGGACCAAGAATAGGCAGGGAGTCTTCATTTCTTCTCCTTTAAAATCGAGGAAATCTTCCAGTATCCCGCCTCAACTGTTGGGCGGCTATTGCTACTTCGATCGACTCGGGAAGTTCATTTACTTTCTCGGGAGTGCCAATAAAATCAAACGCTCTGGAGCCAACAAATTGCTGCCTTGAAATGGCACAACTTTCAGCCAAAGCTCCATTTAATATAACTTCAATATCTTCAAACCTATTCGCTATAAAGTTTGTAAAAGCCAAAGCATCAAGTTCAGGGACTTCTATTCCACAAACAACGACTGATATATTCATATTTTGCAGAATATGAATAGCGCTTTGAGGATTATTAACATAGATGATATCCCATTTCTCCTTAGCCTGTTTCAACAATTCCTCGAATTGTGAGAGATTCTTCTCGTTTTCAATAATCAAAACCTGAGGTTTTTCCATGACGTGCTCCTCTTTATTTCAGAATAGTTGCCGCAATGGTCACTCCCATTCCAGCGATCGCCCCAACAATGCCAGCATATATTGCCGCTTTAACTTTTAATATCGCTATCTCCATACAATGTTGAGCTATCTTTTTATTAAGTTCATCCAGTTTAATAACTAAGGTATTCTGCTTCTCTCGGATATATTTCAAGTCTAATTTGACTTCAGCCTTGAATTCAATCATCTTATCCCGATCTTCTTGTTCGTTATTCGACAGCGTCATTTTAATCTCGTTCAAAGGGAGGCTTCAAGCCCAGAAATTCTCTGAATAATAATTTCCTTGACTTCATCCCATTTCGGGCCTGACATTCCGGCCGCCTCCGCCTTATAAGAATATAATTTTAATAACTGAAAACGAACGGATAAATCTCTGGCTTTATCGGTCCTTTCTGTGATAGCGCTATTTAATAATTTGCATATAATATTTCCTGTCTTTTTATCGATAGTGTAATCTGCCAAACTTGTTCCAGACTTGAAGTGAATTTCATCCTTTCCCGTTATATCCCAAACTGAATAATCAGGTTCAGGATATTTGGCCTGAACGTTTGCTACATCCTTTGAACGAGTTATAATAAATAAAGAGTTGGCCTCATTATGTACAACAGCAAAAGATTTGCCAAAGGTTATTTTTTTATCTGCCATTTTAACTTCCTTTAAAAGCTGTGTGAATCTGCCCTCTCTTCTGTGAATTCTTTGTAACCTCGGACATATATTCCGGCCTCGTAAGCACCAGTCGATCCGCTTACGACACAGTTATAGAAAATAGCCTGAATATCATCGGTATCGCACCAACCAACACTTTCGTCATTACTTATCGAATCCCCCGTATCAGAAGCAACCTCACAATAAATTTTCCAGGCAGCAGATAAAGGGGAAATGGGAGTCGCATCCTGCAAGGGCAGATTTCCAGAAACAGGATGAGGCGGGGAAATATAAATTCCTAAACCCGCATCATCATGAACATTAGCATGAATATTAAAGAATGCCCTCATCGAAGTTGGTGGCACACGAGTTGCAACAGATATGTTTCCGGATGTAGTTGAAATAGGAACACTATAAACAAGTTGCTCTTGTTCATATTCTACGTGGTTCCCAACCTTCCTCATCGGAACAATTTCCCACGATAATGCCTGGCCATTTCTTACATATCCGATGAATTTATACCAGACGTATCCGTTCCCAACAAAATCATATTCATTCGCCTTACCAGTTAAAGCAAAAACTGGCCCATTGAAGGGGTTTCTTGTGGGGGCGCCATAAACAAGGGCGGCTGTTTTAGTCCGATTTGCATCAGCATTGACTTTCCAAATAACCCAAACGGGGAACCAATCAACGGAAGGGGTGGGAGAATGAGCCAAATCATTATCCTCGCCCCCCAATCCCGGATTAGCCCCGAATGTAACAGCGATAGGATAATTACCTATACTGATCCTCCATCTTCCGAAGTTTAAATAAGAAGGAGACATACCATATCCCTGCCAATTTCCAAATCCATTAAACTGATGCAACCTGTATTTTGTCTGCCAATTCCCATCTTCTGGCAGGAATATAATAGATTGCTCTCCCGCCAATCCTTTTAACCTGCTCCCCAATTCGAGTTCCTTGAGCATCCCGTCTGTATGACTAAATACATCAAGGCGGGCCCCAAGGTTTGGCAAAGTTCCTCTTGCCGTTGTTTGTTCTGCTTCAACTGAATTAAGGCTTCTTGTTGCGTCGGTTTCCCAGTCGGCGGAACCTTTAGCAACTTTTAATTCATTTCTTAATCTATTTAGATCATCCTCTAAATCTCCAGCGGCTGCAACAAAGGTATCATCATATACCAAAGATTTATATATTTTAGATTGCCTTATATCCGCAGTAGCAACGACATTAACATTTGCAACAACATCGGCCTGTAAATAGCCATCGAGATCCAGAGAAACAAGAAGGCGGGCAGCAAGCGAAACGGCGTTCCCTCTGGCTGCGACTATTTCAGCAGCAATTGCAGCAATAGCGAACAGGTCGCGCCAAACGAGATCCGTAATAGTGGGGCCAGTAGGCGGAGCGTGTCGAATAGTGTTGTCGCCATTCTTTCGGAATAGCCGGGCAATCCCAAAATACCAATGAATATTTCCATCAGGATCAGTATAAGGTCCGGCGGCTATTACCGAAGTATTTTCTCTAACCCCAATTACATGATGAACCTTTCCTCGCAAGGCAGAAGCAAAAGGAGTTCCGCCAGTAAGAGGGTGCAGCAAATTAGTATCTTCTGTCTCATCCTCCTCATCTATATAAACGTCAACATAGACAGTATCCGTTCTATCGCCCGCCCCAGGCGTTGAAGGGTCTACTCTAAAATAATCGCCGGCAGCAGCGACAGTTGTCATATCTCCTGCGGAAATAGTTATTTCATTAATTGTGTTGCTTAATACTGTAAAGCCTGTTCCGCTTGTTACATTAGGATATATCGTTCTGCCAGCGAATTCATTGACTATCCAGTTTGCGGAGGTATCTGTTAACTTTGTTGCTGTGAGGCCAGTCGATAGAGAATGAATTAATACACCATCAACTAAAGAATTCGTATCCCATTCAATAAATGTTGGCGACAGGATACATTTTAATCCATGCAACCAAAATAAACCCGCGCCTTCGGGGCTCCCGGTTCCATCCCCCCCTCCTACTTTAAAATTATTGACATTGCTAATAATAGATTCTTCTATTTTAAACATAGTAGAAGAAGGCGAGCCATCTCCGAACAATTGCTGTACTCGCCTTAAATGAGTCCATATCGCCATCATGCCATCATTTATATCCGCATCCACAAGAGGTTTATTGGGCCCCCTTTGGAAAAGAGGATAAGCATATTCTTTCAGTTCATCGAACATGTCTCGCGAATACTGGCCATTGTGCGAACCCATTTGAACCTCCTGTTTACGGGAACTGAATTTTGAAATCTACTATGTAACGAACCTGGCCATTTATATATCTTATCGGGAAGAACTTTTCACATAATAAAGTTCCTGCACTCAGCGTATTTTCAAATAAACCTGCCTCCCTATTATATAAATTAGTAAAAGTCTCTAAATCCATAAAACATCTGACAAGAAGTTTATTAGTTGGCGTTGTAGTAGGATTATCAGATCCATCAAGATAAACTACATTTCGAGGCACATCCCTGAAAACTTCATTCTGTAAAGCGGTATCTGTTGGGCTTTCAGAAGGGGGAGCCGAATAATAATCCCAATCATCGTCTCCGCTTCCAAGGGCAAATTCTTCAAAGTAATCCGGCAGAGTAGGGAAGGGGAATGGACCAGAACCTATTAACGCCACACCCGCTGTAGTAAAGTCCGCAGGATAATTTAAATCAATAGTTTGATGTACTATTAAAAACACCGTATCAAGTATACAGAAGAAATCTCCCACAATATCTTCAAGTTTAAGCATCTGTGATGAAGTTATCTTTAACAGAATATTTGCCGCTATATTTATAGCAATTTGATTAAACCCGATAGATGACTCCGCAGTTATATCACAGAAGACAAAGATATCGCTTAACGCTGTCAAGAAATTTACATTCCTAACTATATCCGTAGTATCGATTAAAGTACACTGAGGATAGCCATTTAAGTCCAGAACTTCATCAGGAGTTATTATAGTTACAGTATGACCCATTAATATGTCATTGATCATATCCTCCGTAATATCCCGCCTGCCTTTTTTCTTATATAAATCCGGAAGCCTCTTTATCTCTGCCCTGGAATTAACAACGGGGAGCTCAAAATCAAACTTCCATCCATATAGCTTCGCCATATAATCTAAATACTGTGGCGACGTTCTATCTATATCAAAAATTGGCCCCAGCCCATCCCTTGTTGCCAAAGCCCGAATTCTTGAAAGAGCCTCATTAAAAAATATATTCATTATTTTTAAGAAACGCCTGAACTCTCCTTGTTGTGTTTCTCCGTCTTCTGCCAATAATATCTTTTCTTCAGAATCCAAATCAACAGGAGATAAAGCCTGTTGCCTTGAACCCGCCCTTAGTTTATCTAAAGCCCGATATATTTCTGGCAATTCATTATAAAATTTATCCTGCTTTTCAGATTTAGTGTCGAGGGCAAGTTCTACGATTTCGGTCAATCTCGTCGATATCCACCATGCACCAAATAAAGAGAAAACCTTATAATAATAAAATTCTGGAGCATAGTCAGGGAAATCGGTGAAGGTTTCAACTTCCGTATCAGTTGAATCAAGAAGTATTTTTCCATCTGTTTCGTCCGCAGGATATGAACCCATTTTCCTAACAAGTCTTATTTTAATAAGGGAGCCATACAAGAGAGGTTTTATCCAATTCAATATAATTTGCGGTCCTTCAATTCCTCTTCTGGAAGATAGCCCGCTTATAGTCATGTTGGCAATATTCGGAGGAACATATATAAAACTAAAAGGACCAGTAATATAAGTAGATGTTGACATTAGTAATCAACCTCTATTTTTAACCATATTTGATTTGCAGGAGGAGAAACAGGAATTATAACAGGAAGATTAAAAACCTCTCCGCCTGGAGTCCCGATAGCAGGAAAAGAAAATAGAGCGTCCGAAATTAGAATTCCTCCTGACATCCAAGGACCAGTCGGCGAATAACCATAATAAAGGGCATCCAGAACGATGGGGCCGCCTATTGAATTAAATACTTTTCCTCCCACATCCACTACATCTTGCCCAGACCTTTGAACTCCTGAATATATTCTCGTTTCTACAACAGCTGAAGAATCGATAGCAACGTCGGCATCCTGTTTATCTATTTTATTATTTCCAGATATAAGAACATCCGCGAAGGAAGGGCTATAGCCTTTGTTCGGGCCAAACAACAAAGCGGCAAATTGTGTAGCATAATTAGGCATAATTATTCCGTATCAACGGAAAGGCCGATCACCTTGTTTATTCCAGCCCCAAGATCAGTTATATGATCCCAGGCAAAAAGATGCTCCATTAAACCATCGTATAAACCAAGACTGCCCGCCCCAGCGACTATTATATCATTAAATCCAGGTCCAGGATCAGCGGCACACCAAGTGGTTGCAAAGCGGCCAAGGCATCCTGCCCATATTTGTGCAGGTTCGGGATATAACGTTCCAGTTCCGGGATCTATTACCTCGGGGGCGCCAAGAGGATCGACAGTAATAGTGAATGCTCCCGCTGCATCTCTCTCTATTCTAATCCTCGTTCCCTCGACTGGATTAAAAGTAGCGGCAGCAGAATAGACAATATTAACATTTTTCCTCATAACATAAGCTTTTATATAGTAAGGAGACGCACCGGTCCTATAAACTTTGAAGCCGTATCCTTCATTTGTTGCGATTTTTACCTGGCCATTTAAAGTATAATCTTCGGTGGCGTCTAATTCAAGGCTGGCTATATCCTGAATAATAAAATCTATCTGAAAAGCTCCGGTCATATAATATTTAGATTTTATAAATACGCCAGACTGATTGCCACCAACCTGAGCAAGAGACCCGAAATGAACGCCTCCTCCGCTTTGAGAAATAGGATATAAAGGAGGGGCAGCCTGATAACCCGGCCCAAAATCCAAAGTATCATAATAGGTATATTGAACAACCTTTTCCCATTTTTCTAAATCAAGGCTTGCCCCACTAAAATCATCCGAAAGATCTGCAATAGCCGAAATTCCCGCAGGTTTACTTATTAAAGATACCTTTCCCTCTGATCCCACTCCTGCCATTTCTGTGCAGACATGATAAGGAGGATTGTCTGGCGTTTCGCTATAATCCCGATATCTTGGATCTATATCAACATCATCATTATTAGATAACTGGGCGACTTCCACGCCTAAGGAAGCATAAGAAGAAGGAATAGAATCGGCAGCTGAAGCTATTTGAGCCCCCGACCCAAGTTCATCATATAAAACTCCGGAATAAGGATATATTGCCTCTGCGCCATCGGAAACCCAATCAAAAGCAGTCTCATTAAACTCGTAACATTCCCATCCGCCAGCGGTTTTATAATTGCAACGAATCAAGAAAACTTTTTCTGTCACTCCCGTATCATCTCTAACCTCAAATATTTTTCCATTAGTTGCTGCTGGGGAGGCTTTCCAGCCCGCAGGAATAACGTCGGGCGTTCCTGAGCCATCCCATTCTGTCGCAGTTCCAAGAACAGTATCCAATAAATAACACCGAGCCATCCAAGTTCCGGCATTGGAGTGATGAACAAGAAGAAATAGCTTATCGTTAAATTTAAACATAGCAACAGAAGTCGCCGTCGCCAAAGCCGATGCGCTTTCTGTCAAAACAAATCCCGAACCTATATTATTAAATACTCCGCCTGAATATAACTTTAAATAAGAAGTTCCTCCAGGAACTATTTGAACGCCATACATATTATTTTCAAATTCGCACATTTTATGAACAACTGTTGAAGCTAGCGTTGAAAAGGAACCGCTAAAAGGATAAGATAATATATAGACGACTGAGGCCAATGGCGAAGACATGAAAATAAGATCTCTGAGCCGCGCCCAATCGTTGAGAGAATTGCTAAAGGCTGTAGCATCTCTTGTATCATTATAGAAAACACTTGGACCGGTTGCACGCCCAGAAGTATTTATTTTTAGAACCAAATCTTTAAAAGCTAGGATATAGGTTGCAAGAGTAGGCAAACCTAATCCCAAATGAGCTTTTGATAATCCGTGATTGTAGGAGGCCCATCCATAAGCAGAAGAAGAGCCCCTTCCTTGTGGAATATAGACATGCCCGCCGTGAACCATCGCCTGCCTGGCACAAGTATCTAAAGCGGCAAAAGCAACATCTTCCTCTATATCAATAGCCGCCGATCCTCCTGCCACTATTTTCAAAAGGCTCCCTGCTCCTGCGGGACTTCTATACGTTCCAACCATAATTGAGTGAGTAAGAGCCATTATCCGCCTCCTGAATACGTTAAATCATCAGTATCCAAAATAGCAATTTCATCGTCAAGAATTTCTACATTCCCACGATAATCAGATGTTCTAAACCTCGCATTATCCCCTATTGACATTGGCGTAGACCCCGCAGTTATAGTAAAAGATATCTCACTATTATCGCTTGTATATACAGCCCCCAAAGTTCCTAACGCCGTCTGAATTCCAGAGATAGAACCACGAACTGAAAACGCCGTTGGAGAAAAGAAGGTAATATACCAGTATTCTTCAACAACTGCCGATCCTACGCTAATATCCCCAAAAATAGCATCTCCGGACCAACTTAAAAGATCGATGTCATCGGTACGAGGAATCAAAGTTATTTCTGTAAGATCTACATAATCAACTCCTTCGACTTCATCTATGACTCTCGAAATATCCGATTCTCTTATTGATTTGCCAAATTCTAAATTATTAACTGCAAAGAAATCGGCAAGAGCCGCCTCGACTGCCGCTTCGACCAAAATACGGAGATAATTAGAAAGTAAGTATATTGTTCCGCCTACTGCAATTCGACCAAAGCCAGGATCAAAAACTCCTGGAACTACTCGAATATCGCACTTCGATTCGAGTTCTGCCTTGACAGCATTCTTTAAAGTAGTAGTAGGAACTCCTCCTCCGGTCGGAATTATATAAACGGCCACATTATAAGTAGAGCCTGGCTCAGTTAACCTTATAGCGTTGGCGTTCCCAACTCCAAAAACGGATTTGGCGCCTGCAATAAAATCAGGAGTAGAAATATATCTATCATTTGCCCTAATAATTTCAGGCCCCCGAACCTTTGCCTCATCCAAATCCATCCTATCAGTTCCGCCAGAAGCCTCGGACGGATTATTCACAGTTATACTTATAGGACTTCCAGAAACATATATTAAATCATTTATTTTCTTAATAGTATTAGCGCCAACTTTTCCTTGCGCCCCGCCTCCTTCTCTGAACTCCGCTTTAACAGTCGCGCCATTAATTGGAATCTTTCCTTGTGCCCCGTCTCCAGTCATTAAGAAAATGGTATCATCCCATTTCCTCCTCCAAATAAAATGAGTATCTGTAGACCCGCTTTCATAAAAAGTCTCTTTAGCTGTCCAGGTAATATCTCCTGCACCTTCATTTATAACCAAAGAAAGCGTTCCATCTATAATTAATTTAGAAATAGTTCTCCATTTCTGGAATTCAGTTCCATCAGAATTTAACAAAACCTCTTCGGTTGTTTTTCCTTCCGTTGCATCTATCTCACCATCCAAAGCAGATATATAAGCATTATCTGCTGTAGTAAATCCAGAAGGAACCACAGAATCAAGTTGAATTTGAGTAGGGCTGACTATTTGAATAATCGTTCTTTGTATTTTGGTCCCAATATCGTCATTAATTTCAACTAATTGGCCAACAGCAAAATTTGTTGAGACACAGGATACCAAATCCGTTCCGTCAGTATCCGCAGTTAATAAAGTATATTTTAAGATAAGGATGCTATCCGTTTCGAAATATATAGGAGAAGAATTAGACAATGTCTGACAAAGCGTTCCTGCCGGGATTTCTACATCATTTTTTAAACTGGCAAGAATAGAAAACTTTAAAGAGATAGTTGCAGGCGTTTTTCCCGGTATATTCCAAAAGAAAAATATCTTCTGTAAACTCTCCCTTTTTATGCATCCATTATCAATATCTGCAAAAGCCTCCTTTCCTGCTCGGTCTATATAATAATGAGCGACAGATAGCGCTTCGCTCATTTCATCTAATAATCCGATTCCTAAATCATTCTCGTTATGGTCGGTCCATTCCGAAGTAATAAATGGAATTCTTTTGACCATATCCGCTTTTATAGCGGCTTCGTCTCGGCTTGTAAAATCTGCAACCATTTTTTTACTCCAGATTTACTCTTACTTCCGCTAAAGTCGGCCTCCCGTTAGATCCAGAATAAAAGGGGAATACTAAACTTCCAGACCTTGGCGAATTAGTAAAATCTATATCGACTCTTACTTCAACCTGGCTTCTATTTGCATTAATAGCAGTATTAATAGATTTCAAAGTCGCTCTCGGCTCTTGAATTATAACATCCTCGATAAATCGAGCAGCAAGTCCAGGACTTTTAGTTAGGACTTCAAAAGATAATTCGAATAAACGGCTGCCAAACGCCCTATTAAATCTCCTGCTTTTTCTCTGGACAAGAACTAACTGTTGTAATCCCTCTATAATATGTCTTTCGTATTTAGACTGTTCAGGCCCATCATGAGAAAAAGAATCCCCTCCGAAACGAAAAGGAAACTTCAGCCCTTTGCCAAGAATTTCTCTATTATAAGCCATTATTAAAATCTTTCAGCATTCCTTCTACTATTGGGGCCCGCCTTCGAACTCGATCCCGCACTTTAACTAACATAAACCTTTTTTTATCCAAATCTGAGATATCCGTTTTATCCATCATTTCAAGAATCTCGTCTCTCCATTCTTCAAGTAACTGTAGAACAGCCCCCGGAATTTTGGCAATTCTTAATTTATCAAGAGCAACCTGAACCCCTTGTAATTTGTCTTTTAAATTGGCTTCCCGTAACTGAATATGCCTAATTCTCTGATTTAATTTCCTAATTCTATCATCCAACTGTTTAAGCAGAAGGGGGGAGGATTCCTCCTCCATCTGCTTTAACAAGCAGATAAACTTAGCGAGTTCTGTTTCTTCCAAGTCCTGTAAATAATTTGTTAATTCCATATTAGATCCCCTTTCTTTCTACTCGCCCTTCACTTTTTGCGTTTCATCTGTTGCAGGAACAAATACAGCTGGAGCAAGCGGTGGGCCGCTTGGACTTCCGACAGTTACCGGATGAGTATGAAAATTATATTTATTTAACCCAAACGATCCGAGTATCAATCCCTGAACGGCAGTTTTTCCAAGTTTTATAGTAGCCGCTTCTATTATCCTCGTTATAGACTTCTCCTCCCAACTCCCTTCCGCCGTCACAAATATTGAACCTAATATATGATTTAATATATCTCCTGCGACAGATTTCCACTCATCCGAATTTACTTTTATAACACATTTTCCATCCGATCTCATTTCAATAAATGTTCCAAGGGGATGATATAACTGGATCCTTTCTTTTCCTGGCGTATTATCAAACTCTATTAAAATCCCACCAGCAAATTTAATCATTTGATTAAAAGGATATTGAGCGGCAAAATTACTGGAAGGTTCGTTCTTAGTTGTTCCTAAAGCAGTTTGAAAACTATCTGTTCCTTTTATACTCTCGACGCCATCATCTTCCCCACGGCTGCGGCTTGGCGCTTCAGTTAATCCGCCAGGAGCTCCATAAAAACAACCCGTCCAAATAGGTCTATCCGGATCTCCGCCTATGAATTCAATCCATACTTTAGAATTTAATGGCGGCAATTTAAATTCGCCAGGATATATATAAGAAGGTTCTGCCCAAGTTGTTGATATAGTATCAAATCCGACCTCTGGAACTATCGCCTTTATTCTTCCTCCGCTTTCAGGATCAGAGATATCTACAACTTTTCCTCTATATTTCCCATAATATTTAGTCATAATTAACCTCATTAATTATCTCAGGCTGTATTTCTTGCCCCGGATTTATTTGTGTTGTCTGATCCCCTTTTGTTACAGAACTCGGAATAGCCCGCAGAGGCCCGACTCTCGATTTAGTTCCTATAAATTCAACTATATATCCTCGAACATCGTCATATATATGTGACGCAGATTCAATATAATAATAGCCGGATAAATGACCCAATCCTTTTAAAGTAATAATCTTCCTGGCAGTTATTTTAGGATTTCCTGTTGCCTTGCCCCAACCAACAACAAAGCGAGAATCGTCCTGTTCCCTTGTTTTAAGAAAGGCATCGACAGAAGGAAAGCTAAACAGGTTTCTAATTCCCTGTTCATATTTTGTCGGCCTTTGTATTAATAACTCCTTTAAAGATTTATAATCTGGATATCTCGCTTTGTCCTGTGTTTCAATTATATCAGGAGTTCCTTTTGATATATTAGTTACCAATTCTCCGCTATCTCTATCGAGGAATGAAGAATGAAATTGAGAGGCCGTTCTTAATAAATTCTTTTCAGGCCAGAATTCAAATAAAGCATTTTTCTCATCATTCCCATAATTTAAAGCTATATTTGTATTTTCGAAACGGATAGGATGAAAATGTAAAGTCCCATCTTCAACATAGAAAAGATATCCGTTCCTATGCGCTAACCTCGCGACTAATTCTAAATCAGTCTCATTTAATTGACTCTCTTGATTTCTCAATTCTAATGTCGGCGTTATATCCGTTATTAATCCATATTCCGCAGCAATAGAAGTAACGATGTCGGAATCCAACATATTAGAAAACTGGTTTCTTTTCTCGCCCTTTTCTTTTAATTTTGAACTTTCATCCAGGCCAATTAAACGAATAATAGGGGCATTCTTTTCAGGGAAGCCGAATTTAGGTTTTTGTAAAATATATCTGCCCATATATTTGAGAGGTCCACCAATCCCCAACCAAATATCTAATATTGCCCTTTCCCGTATTATATTAGAATCTAAAAATGTTTTCTGAGAATTCCAAAGATCAATAACTGCCATATCGCATTTCCAAGGATCTTGAAATAAATTGATTCCAAAGAGCTTGCCTTTAAAGCCAAGGCTCTCTATTAACTGATTATCAATATATATTTTAGCTACAAAGTGTTTCATTAGTTTGCCTGCAAGTCTTCCAGAGAAGGAATATTTATCAACATCCCCGTCTCTATTTCGTCATCAGGATAAAAGAATTCATTTATATCAGCTATAACCCACCATTTCTGAGAATCCGCACAAGCATCGAATGCCAATAAATCGAGCAATTCTGTCCCTTGCGCCTCATGCAAATTAACAGGCCGCCGCATATCTTTTAATTTTAAGGTTCTTCGATCATGTAAAAAAGCAAAAGCAATATCTCCAACTATAACGCGAGTAGCAGATATTCTCTGTTTATTCTCTCCCAACGCATATCGCGAGCCTGCAAAAACTGACATTATGATTCCTCCCCGCTTGTCTCTCTTTCTCTAACTCTAAATACCTTTCTAAAAGTCACACTAACAGTTGCTCGAATTGGAGTAAAAGTTACATCTTGCATTTCTTCAATGCCGTCTATTTTAAGAATAACTGTCCTAATTGCTTCAAATCCTTTTTCAACAAAAATAACTGGAGGTGCCTGTATTAACTGGCCGTCAACCTCACGATATATTGGCTTGGTCTTCTTAAATAGCCACGCCAACTTCCAGGCCGTAGTCTCGCTGAATTTCTTTTCTTTATAAAAACCATAATCAGAGAAAAATAGTGCAAGAGTAAATTCCTCTGCCCCTCTTCCCTTATATTCAAGGGCATCATCCCCATTAATGACCGTTTGATCATTATACTCAACACTTGCCGAGATTGGCCAAGTTGTAGGGTTAAAATCCATTTCTATAAAATCATTTAAATCGGTCTCATCTCTTAAAAGAAGTTTTCTACCAAAATAGAAGCGAGACATATTTAATTCTTTATCTCCCCCCCTTTTTTTGTCAAGACCCCTCCTACCAACGATCGCGTTTTTAATATCTTCAAGTTCTATTCTGTCTTCTGGCATTTTATGCTACGGCAAAGCCATAACCTCGCAAAACTTCAAGATCTGATAGTTCCTTTTGAGTCCTTTTTATTTCCCTGCCATCCAGGAAAATCCTATTTTCAATCGTTATTTTACTCGGCATGCTTCTTCGCCCGCCCGCATCCCCGGCTTTAATCTTATCAAAAACCATTTTTAAATCGGCGGGCTGTAAACCTGTCGGCAGAGGCATAACTAATTCGGAATTTCTCTTCTCAGATAATATAGCTGATGTAGGTTTATTAGTAACTCCGCCATGCTGCATCCCAACAGCCCCGCCGAAAACGAAAGACAAAGCCCCTTTCCCGATTGCCCAACCAAAATTTGCAACCTTTGCCATCCAAGATGCAAATTCTTTTAAGGGAACTAAGCCGTTTTTTACCTTATTAGTTAGCCATGTTATTGCATCAATTGCCTTAGTTACAATAGTTACTAATGGGTTCAAACACGCCCTGACAACAAAGCGAACTATAATCCCAAATACTCGCCATAAACCAAGATTCGTCTTACCTGGCCCAAAAAATGCAATTGACAATTCATCAAACGCCTTCCCTAAAGCATCTATCGCAGGGATAAGAGGTTGGACAGCCGCTTCTATCTCTTGAATAATTATAGTAATAACAGCTCCTAATATCGTCGCCACCTTCGCTATAAAATCAAAAGCAATCCGCAAAGGGAGCATAACGAACTTCATGAGGCCAACAAATAGCTTATGAATAGCTGATCCTCCGCCTTCCAATGAACTAAATATCATGCCAATCGGCTT